ATTATCATTATTATCATTATTATCATTATTATCATTATTATCATTATTATCATTATTATCATTATTATCATTATTATCATTATTATCATTATTATCATTATTATCATTATTATCATTATTATTAATGAAATAAATAGAGTTATATTTGAACCATGAATCAATTAAATCTTCTTTTTGTTTGACACAATCAAAGATAACGATAGGTTGACGTGTATATAATAATGGAAAATTAAAATCACTTATGGTAGTTTGAAGAATTTGTACAGATGGTGGAAATATAAAATAACAGGAAATATAAATAAAAATTATTATTGTAATAATAATAAAGATATAATTAAATTTCATTTATTTATTATAAATAGAAAAAATATGTTAAAAAAAACTAAAAGAATAAAAATAAAAGGAGGTAGAACAACATTAGAAAAAATAATAGGTGTTGAATCAGAGGGACCATTTATAAGTGATAATATAACACAAAAAGTGGAAAAATATCAAGGAACAAATTTAAAAGAAGAATATAAACTTAGAAAGGAATTAGCAGAACAAAATTATAAAATAGCAAATGAACAATTTGAAAATGAGGGTGATAAAATAGATAAAATACAAGATAGACGATATAAATATGATAAATTACATAGTGATGATTTTTTTAGAAAATTTGCATTATTTATAAAAGCACTAGGAAGTATATTATATACATCTTTGAAATATATATTTAAAATAGGAAAAGAAATTGTAAATAAATTAAGAGATACATTAAAATTAATAGGAGGAGGAGCAAAAAATATAGGAGAATTAATACCAAAATTTTTAGATCAAAGAGGAGCAATAGTAAAATTTATATTATTATTAATATTTATAGCATTATTATTGGGAGCAGTAATAGGTTTTTTTGGAACAAAAGGAAGTCCAACATTAGGAAAAGCAACAAATAGTAGTAAAATGGATGTATTTGTAAATATGAAACCGAAATCATTTTTAACAAATTTCAGTGATTCATTTAATTCGATGATACCAGATAAATATAAAATTCAATTTACATCATTTAGAAATAATTTTAATAGATTTCTAGGAAATGATGTAATAGGAAATTCAATAGATAATCAACCAAGAGAATTTATAACAGAAGGTAGATATAATGGTATAACAAATATAAAAGTTTCAACAGATAAAGAACAAATATATAATTTATATAAACCAAATGATAAAATAATGGAAATAGATATAGATTTATATAAAAATTCAGGAATAGATTTTTATAAATTACCAATATCAATTCAAGAGAAAATTTTAAAAAAAAATAATTCAAATGGAAAATTTAATTATAAATTTAATGTACAAGAAAAAATAACAAATGATGGTAGAACAAAATATGCATATGTTTTTAATGATTCTTCAATACCAATAGAAACAGATATTAATTTAGTAAATAATTTTAATATTAATTCAAAACCAATTAAACCAATAAGAATAACAGAAAAAGATATTGAAAAAAATAAAACAAGATTAATGTTTGAATATACAAATGGTAATTTTTCTTATCCAAATATCTAATAGAAAGATAATGAGTAAATGTACATCTATAAATAAAAATGATAGGTTATTTATTCAACCAGTAGAATTATGTACAATAAAAGCATTAGATCATTTAAAAACAAATTTTCGAGATGAAATTTATAATAAAGATAAAAATAAGATATTTACTAATAATTTTATTAAAGAAAATTCAGATATTAATAAAGATTTTAGAGGAATAGAAGATAATGAATTTATTTATGAAGAAAAAAAAACAAAAAAAGATTTATGTTATCAAGTAAATAATAAAAATGAATGGGCATTAAATTGTTCTCTTGAACATCTTCATCCTTTATATACATATGATAAACAGACAAAAGGTTGTACATTAATACCAAATTTAAATTTACCAGATAAATTTGTATTAAATAAAGAAAAAGGACAAACATATATATATTTTGAACCAGATGAAAATAATCCAGAATATCCTATATATAAATCACAAAAACAAAAAGCATATTGTGAAAATAGTTGGTGTGATTGGATAACAGTTCCCAATTATCATTTAGGAAATCAATATGAAAAAGATAGTGGTATTTATTCAAAAAGAGATGTTAAAAAATGTTATAAACCATGTGGAAGAGGTATGTTACCATATATAAAATCTGATGGAGATAAAATATGTATACCAAAATCAGAAGCATATGATGGTTCATATGTAAATAAATTAGATTTTTCGCCAATATCTTTAATTAATTTAATAGGAAATAGTTTAATTAGAGAACATTGGCAAAATGATAATTATAGATTATCAGGAACAATTAGAGATTTATATTGTTTAACAATATTTGAAAAAATAAGTAATTATAATTCAGAAGATTTAAAACATAATATTAATTTATTAGTACCATATAATGTAAATAATATTCAAGAATCACAGGATTGGAGAATATTTGGAGATTATACAAAAGGGTTTGATTTAACATATGAACTTTATGTTAATTATAATTTACAAATGTTAAAGTCATTATTAACAAATGTATTAATAAAAGAAACAATAGATATAACAGAAATTCAAAATAATAAAGAAATAATAACATATAAAAATCCATTATTTCATGAAGAAGAAGAAGAATTATTTACATTAAGGGGAATGTCAAATTCAAATATGATGTCTGATGTAATATTAGTTCATAGTTTTCTTTTAGCACAAGGATTTTATAAATTTATAATAGAAGAAATTAAAGATATAAATAATTATTATGAAAATGCAAATAATAGTGTTGATTCAATAATATATACAAAAATAATAAATCATAGATTTAACATTTATAATATATTAAAAGAAAAATTTAATTTTTTAATAAATATATATAATAATAATGAATTTAATAAAATAAAACAAAAATGGAATATATATAATGAAAATTTTAAAAATGATGAAAAAATTTTATTAGATTTAAGAAATAAATTTTCAACTGAATATAATAATAATAAACTTGATAAATATTATCAAAGATTAGCAAATATATTATATAAATCAATAAATTTATGTTATAATGATGAAACTAATTTTAGTAAAAATTTAATAATACAAACGAAAAGAGCATTCAATAATATAAATACTATTTTAAAATCAAATATAAATAATGATACTGAAGAATCTGCAAAAAAATTACATTTTTATATTAAATTTTTAAGTAAAGGTGTCAATAGTATATATGATATTGAAAATTTTAAAATTCCATTAGAAAATGAATATAGATTAGAAATTCCGTATATAGATAATCCAACTTTTTTTAATGAAGATTTAATAAATTATATAAAATCAGGATTTAATTTTAGAGATAAAATAAAAACACAACAAGATAAAGATAATTTTTTTGTTAAAATTGAACAAAATTTTTATAATAGATTAGAAAATCAAAATGTATTTTTTTATACACAAGAAATTATTGAAAAAAAGAGAGATTGTATTGCAGGACAAATACCAAATCCTGATAAAACTAATTTAATTGAAAGATGTAAACCTTGTTTAACAATTTGTAATAATTATGAAAATTGTTCAAAAAATAAAAATTGTTCTGTTTATTGTTCAAGTGAATTTAAAAAATTTGTTACTGATTCAAGTGTAGGTATTGGTAATAATAGTAATAATGGTGGTAAAGGTGGAAAATGTGGAAGTATAAAAGATTTAAAAAATGTAAATAAGGAGAAATCAAATAATAATAAAATTTATGATACACCACTTGAAGAAAATCAAGATATGCCTGATTTTAGAAATTTATTAAATATTTGTATTAAAATTATATTTATGTTATTATCATTATATATATGTTATGTATTTTATCAAATATATGGAGAAACATTTTTAACAATAATTAATTTATTTATTTATAATATTGCATATTATATATTATATATATTTGATTTATTATATTGGTTAGCATCAAAACTTAATTTATATATATATAATCCTCTTCATTTCAAGAGAATTATAGCAGATTATGATTTAGCAAATATTTCATCTAAATATAAGAATGTAGTTACGAAGGTTAATGATTTGACTGCTGAAATGCGTGCAAAAAAATCTTAGAAGAACTACTAAAATCAACAATAGGTTTAGGATATTTAGGATTTTCATATTTATTTTTGTCCCAATTAAGAATTATTTTATTATCAATATTTCTTAATTCAGGAATCCATTTTTTAATAAATAAACAATCCTTATCAAATTTTTTTAATTGTGCCATTGGTGAAAAAATTCTAAAATAAGGTTGTGAATCAGTTCCAGTTGATGCACACCATTGCCAACCTCCATTATTTGATGAAGGGTCATAATCAACTAATTTAGTAGCAAAATAATGTTCTCCTTTTCTCCAATCTATAAATAAATTTTTAGTTAAAAAGGAAGCAACAATCATTCTACATCTATTATGCATCCATCCAGTTTCATTTAATTGTCTCATTGAAGCATCAACTAATGGATAACCAGTTTTTCCTTCCTTCCATTTATTAAAATAGGATTCATTATTATTCCATTTAATATTTGAATATTTTTTATTATAAGAATTTCCAAATATATATGGAAAGAAATAAGTTATATTTGCATAAAAATCATGCCATAATAATTCACGAACAATTCCATGATTTACAGATAAACAATAATAAATTTCTCTAATACTTACGCAACCAAATTTAATATAAGCACTTAGTTTAGTAGTTTTATCTAAAAATGGAAATTCTCGTTCTTCATCATAATTTTTAAAATAATTTGCTTTAAGTTGTTTAAGTATTTCTAATGCTTTTAATCTACCACCATTTACTTTTATATTTAGATTAGATTTAGGTCTTAAAAAATCATAATCTTTTAATGATTTACTTTCATTATCTTTAATTAAAAAAGATTTAATATTATCATTTCTAATAGCACGAGGTTTTTTAATAATTGCTTTTTTATAAAAAGGTGTATATTTTAAATAAAATTTATTATCATCTTTTGTTATTTCTCCAATTTTATGTAATGTATAATCTTCTTCTGTTATTAAATTTATTTCATTTTTATTACACCATTTTTGAATTTCTTCATCTCTTTTTCGTGCATAAGGTGTATAATCTTTATTAAAACCAATTATTTTTAAATTAGATTTATATTTTGATTTAAGGAAATTTAAAATGGTTAAATCATTATCAGAATAATAAAAATTTAGTTCAGGTAATTCATCAAGAGATTCAAAGAGAAATTGAACGGAATTAGAAGAATAATAAGAATTTTTAGTTTTATCAATTTGTTCTTTTTTAAAAATAAAAATAGGTAAAATTTTGATTCCTTTATAAGTATCTATAATTTTATTTAAAGTAGTATTATCAACAAGTCTTAAATCTCTTCTAAAAATAAAAACTGCAATAGATGACATTTAATATATATATAAATAAAAAAATGACAAAAAAATGATTAAATTAAAAATAATAAAATGACTGAAGAATTTAATTTTGATAAATATTTAGAATTAGTAAATAATATTATAAAAAACATTATTTTAAGATTTGAAAAAACTAAAATAACATATGATATATTGGATACTGAAAAAACTAAAATTAATAAATTAATTGCACTTAAGGAAAAACAACGACAAATGAAAATTGGCGAAATATGGCAAGAAGTTTTAGGAAATTATGATGGATTTATAAATCTAAAAATAGGTCATAAAACAGGATTAGATATAATATCACATTCAAAAAAAATTGTAATTGAATTAAAAAATAGAACAAATACAGATAATGCATCATCAAAAAAAACAAATTTATCTAAATTGGCAAATTTTAAGAAAAAAAATCCAGATTATGAATGTATATATGCAAATATAAATGATGATAATGAAGAAAAAACTATTGAGGGATATAAAAAAATAATTATATATGATAATGTAGAAATAATACATTTAGTTGGATATAAATTTATTAAATATATTTTATGTAATAATACAGATAAAATAATAGAATTTATAAAAAAATCTATTGATAATTATTCATAAAATAAAGTTAATAATGCAATACCCATATGTTTCGCTAATTCAACAGGAACTGCATTACCAATTTGCTTATATTGAGAATTTAAACTTCCAATAAATTGATATGAATCATCAAATGTTTGAATTCTAGCATATTCTCTAATAGTTAAAGGTCGTTCTTCTAAAGGGTGACATCTTTCTGTTTGTTTTTGAGAAGGAGTACATAATAATGTTAATGAAGGTTTTTCCATAGATAAACGATATAATATTCCACGTTTGCCTCCTCCTGAATTATAACTGTTTCCTAAATATTGTTTTTGCAAATTTTCAGGTAAATTAACCCAACATCCACCTTGTGGAATCATTTTAAATAATTCTTGTTTTTCATTACTATATTTTGCACATTCTGAATAAGGAACATTATATAAAACATCTTTTAATTTTTTTTGTGTTAAACTTTCAATTGGAAATTGAAATAAACGATTTAAATCTTTTAATACACCAACAATAAAAACTCTTTCTCTTTTTTGAGGAACATCATATTTAGAAGCATCTAAACATTTATAATTAATATTATATAAATTATTTTCATTTAAGGTTTTAATTATTAATTCAATAGTTTTTCCCTTATTATGTGTTAAAAATCCTTTAACATTTTCAATCATAAAAACTTTAGGTTTAATTAAATTTAAGATGTCAATAAATTTCATCATTAATAATCCTCTCGGATCTTCTAAACCTTTTCTGAGACCTGCATGTGAAAATGATTGACATGGAACACCACCAACAAATAAATCAATTTTATTTATATATTCAGTAAAATCTATTTTATCCATTGATGAACATATTACATTTACATCAGGATGGTTAAATTTTAATGTTTTACAACAATCTTTATTATTATCATTTAATAAAATAGGATTAAAACCTGCTTTAATAAGACCTAAACTTAAACCACCACAACCAGCACATACTTCTATAAAATTAAGTTTATTACTCATAATATACGTATAATATTAATAATAGATGTTTAAATAATAAAATAATTAAATCAATTTTTAATTTAAAATTCAATAGCAATATCTTTTGCTAAACAAAATTTTTTAAATGATAATTTTATTAATTTTTTATCATATTTTTTATTATTTAAAATTGCATCTTCACCAATTATTTTACTTAAATTTAACATATCACCAGCTTGATTATTAAAAACTTTATTTTCATTTAAAGTTGTAATAATAGATTTAATATATTTTCTTTGTTCTAATTTTAAAATTTCTTTAACATCTATAGTATCATTTAAAAATAATTCAAAAATATTAAAAAGATCATTAGAATTATAAGGAATTAAATCAATTAATTTAGGAAATCTACGTGGAATACCTTCATTATATTTAAGAAAACAATCTATCATTTTATCTTTATAACCAGCAACAATAATAATAATACAACCCATAAATTTATCCATAAAATTAATTAATTCACCAATTACTTCTTGAGTATAATTATCTGCTTTTCCATCATCTTTAATACAAGGAGTTAATGTATACGCTTCATCAATAAAAACAACCCCTTCTAAACCATTTGAAAGTAAATTTCTAGTTTTTGGTCCAGATTGTCCTAAGTATTGTCCAACAAGATTTTGTTTAGTTGCCATAATTACATTAGTTGTAACTAATATACCTAAATTTTTCATAAGATTAGCAATTACACCAGCAACTTTTGTTTTACCACTACCTGCAGGACCAGTTAAAACAAAATTATTAAAACCTTTAAAAAAGAAAATAGGTACTTCAATAAACATATAAATAATTTTAATTAATGCTATACGTAAATTTTCACGACTTTTACCTTTAATACTTTCAATACCATTATCAGGATCATCAATAATTTTAAGTAATTCTTCGCGTTTTTCATTTATTGATTCACTATTTGTTTTAAGATGATTAATTTTTTCAATTACTTTTAATTGCATATTTGTTATAATTTCATTTAAATTTACTTCATTTTTATGAGTAGTATCCTTATCTTTACCAGTGCCCTGCCAATCTATTTGATTAAGTTTATTATAAGTTTTATATTTAAATTCAAGTGCTTTTATATGACCTTCAATTGCTTTTTTAATAAATTTATCATCATTTATATCATTTCTTAATTTATCAATATTAAATTCATTTAATTCTACTTCTTCTAATTCTTTTCTAACAGACTTTAAATATTCAGCATTTGTTTTTGTTACATTAATTTGAACTTTTTCTTCTCGACCAACTAATGGTGTTAATTGTGTTTTTTTAGGAGATTCTTTAAGTAAAATTGTATTTTCAATTTTAGTTTTATCACTAGTTCTATCACTAGTTCTATCACTAGTTCTATCACTAGTTCTATCACTAGTTTTTTTAACTTTAGGTATATTTTTTACAGAACTATATTTAACTAAGCCTTTAGAAATATATTCTTCAATTATTTGTATCATTTTTTTACGTAAATTATCTCCTTTATAATCTTTTAAAATTTGATTATAATTTTTAATAGAAAAAGCATTATGTATTTGTATAAAATAAGTATATAAAACACTATCTGGTAATTCTTTAACAGTTTTAAATTTATCATTATTAATTATTAAAACTCTTTGAGGACTAGTTATATTATCAATAACAGTATCTGATTTAATTTCATCAGGATTTATATATTTTACTAAATTTTTTTTAACATAATCATTAATTATTTCAATAATTTTAGAACGTAATTTAACACCCTTTAATTGAGAAATAATTTTATCATAATCTTTAATTACAAATTTATCATTTATTAAGGAAAAATGTTTTTTTAATGTTGGTAATGTTAAACTTTCAATATCTTTAAATTTTTTATGAGTTATAATTAAATTAGTAGATTCCACCGGTGTAGATGATAAATTATCTGATTTAATTAAACCATCTGCTATATATTTACAAAATAAAACTGATATTAATTTTTTTAAATCATTATCAGACATACCTTCAAAAGAAGTAATTTGACTTGCAGCAGGAAATTTTGAAATAAATTTATTATATTCATCTCGATAAGTTTGAATTGGTATATTAAGAAGTTGTTTATTTTTTAATAAACTAGCACAATCAGAATTCTTATTTAAATTTTCTTTAATAATATTATAAATTTCATGATTTAAAAAATAAAATATTGTTGACATTCTTAAATAAATAATAATAAAAAATAAAATAACAATAAAAATTAAGAATGGCAGAAATACCTTTAGAATTAGGGGAATTTAATATATATCAATTAAATGAAGTATTAAGAATATTTAATAAAATTAATTATGATAATATAAAAAAAGAATTTAATAGTTATATTAGTATTTATGGTAAATCTAAAATAAAATTATATTATAATTTATTTAAATTATATCATGATAAAATTAAAGAAATTTTAAAAAAAATAATATTTGAAAATAAAAATTATATTACAAATAAAGAATATTTTGAATTAAGATTATTAATTCAATATACTAATTTATTAATAATTAATCCAGTTATTATTGGATTAATTAAATTTTACTTTTCTAATTTTTCATTTGATATTATTTATTTATTACAAAAAAATTTAAATCCATCAGGAAGTGGTTATAGTGGAAATCCTATTAAAATTGCTAATTATGGACAATATACAATTAAAAAATATTTAATAGGATTTATTCCAAAATTAGAGATAAATGAACAATTAAAACAAATATATCAAATTGAATATGAAAAATTATTAGATATAAATAAAGATATAGGTTTTGATACAATATCAACTAATTATTTTAAATCTGAATATTTACGACATATAAACGCAATAGATGAAAATGAAATAAAAAGTTTAGATGATATAAAAATAAATATAATTCAAAATAAAGAAGTATTACAAGATATATCTTCAGCAATAAATACAGTTTTTGATAAAAAAACTGCAAGAGAAAAATATACAACATCAATAATAGGAATATTACAATCAAAAGAAGAAATACAACAAAATGAATTATATAATAATTTAAATGAATATTTACAATTATTCGGAAATAAAGAAGAATTAGAAAAATTAAATGAAAAATATAAAAATTATATTGGATATCTAAAAATAAAAGAACAATTAATAAAAGTTATTAATTTTATAACAGATAAATTAGCACAGGAAATACCAGAAGATAAACAAGATATAAAAGTAATTTTTAATTTTTTAATAAAAATAATATATGAAGATTTATTAAAAGAAGATAAAGATATATCAATATCAAAAAACTTAATAAGTATTTTATTTTTAATTGAAGAATTAAAAAATTTAATAGATTCTAGTGAAATACAAAATATAATAAATACAATATATCAATTAATTGATTTTTTTATAGATTATATAAATATTAATTATGAAATAATTATAAAAGAAAAAGAGGTATTACCTACTTATGATAAAATAAATGAAAAAGAATTAACAGGATTAATTAAAATGGGAGGTAATAATTATAATAAGAAATTATTAAAAAATTATAAATAAATGTTAATATTTATAATTTTTTTAACAAATAATAATAAAAAAGGTATTTTAAAATTAAAAAAAATAATAGATTTATATAAATTTGAAAATTATAAAATTATTATTAATTCAAATAATATTATTTCTAAATATGATTTTAATTATAATTTAATAAATATTCAAAATGAATTAGATGCTATATTATTTGCAATTCATTATTTTGATATTCATGATACAGATTTTATTATTAAAATTAATTGTAATTATAATCTTAAAACACATAGTCCATTTATGCGAGAAATATATAAATTAAATGAACATATTACTAATTATGATTTAATTAGTAAATATTATTTTAGTGATTTATTAGGAATAAGATGTAAATATATTAATAATAATAATAAAAATTCAGATATAAATATAAATATGAAATGGGAATTAATTAAAAATCAAATAAATAATGAAAAACAATTAATGATGAATTATTTAGGAATAGATATATCTACAAATAATAAGAAAAGTATATATACAATATATTAAAATTGAACTAAAACATAATATTCTAAAAAAAATAGATTTTTTATTAAGTTTTTGATTATTTTTTTTTGACATAATAATTTTATTATATGTTTTAACTTTTAATAAATCATATCTAAAATTATAATTTAATCTTTTAATAAGATTATCATGATAATGTTGAATTTTTTTAAATTCTTCTAATTTCATATTAATAATATCAATTTTATCATGTATATCTTCAACAATTTCTTGATTCATTATTTATAATTACTAATTATCATTTTTAAATATCATTTTTTATTTTACATGTAGCAAATGTTTTTCTATGAAGTTCATGAATTCCATATTTTTTTATTGCTTCTCGATGTTTTAGTGTTGCATATCCCATATTATTATTTAAATCATATTTTAATAAATCTTTATTTTCATCTACTAATTTTAATATTTCATTATCATGATAATCTTTGGCAACTATAGACGCTGCTGCAACATTAAGATATGTATTATCTGCTTTAGGAATACATTCATATGAAATAATATTATCTTCATCTATATTATTTATAGGAATGATAGGTTTAAAATGAATACCATCAACAATAATATGATTAAAATTAATATTTTTATTCATAATTTCATATAAAGCAAGATGCATTGCTTGAATAGATGCTTGTAAAATATTTATTTTATCAATTTCTAAAGGACTAACCGAACCAATACCATAAGCAATTGCGTGTTCTTTAATATAAGAAGCAAGAAAACTTCTTTTTTTAAATGAAAGTTTTTTAGAATCTTTAATTTGAAGATAAGTATCATCTGGAAATTCATTTGGTAATATAACAGCACATGCAATAACATTACCAAATAAAGTACCTCTACCTACTTCATCAACACCAACTGTTGTAATAGGTGATTTAATAAGATTATTCTGTATTTTATTTTTAATCATTTTTTTTAATTATAATTATATTGATATATATTGATATAAATATTAAATCAGTTTTTATTTATAACAATTATGACTTTACTAACCACTAATTATGTAATTTCTAGTTCTTTTTTATTTACACATATAATAGCACGTGTATATTATAATAAAGAAACTGTAATAATTATACATGATATATTAGATGTGTTTTTAGGTATATCTAAAATTATATTATTTATATCAAATATTTATAATAATATAGATTTTAGTTTAAATAATAATGATTTAATTTATAATGCAATACCAAATAAAGCAATATCAAATGTTTTAACATATAATAATATTGATTATACAATGAGTTCAATAATTTTATTATATGATAAAAATTATGAATATTTATATCATCATATGATAACAATAAGTTGTTTAATATTATGTCAAATATATAATTATCATAAAATTGCATTAATAACATTATTAATTTTTATGTCTTCATCACCAATATTATCATTAGCAAAATTATTAAGATTTTATAAATTTGATAGAATATCAGAATATACATTTATATTATTTGCAATTGTATTTTTTAATTGTAGAATAATTTTTTTTACATATTTATTATATTTAAGTTTATTTGTTCAAAATAATAATGGTTATAAATATTATTTCATAAATATAATTGAATTATTGATATATAAAATGCAAATAGATTGGATGTATAAAATAATAAAAATAATAATTAGTCATTATTATAAAAAATGAGTTTAAGATTTATATTTAATAGTATAAATAAATAATTGTTAGCGATGGATGAAGATGATGTTTTATTATATCAATTCAATAAGATATTATTGGAAAAAAGAAATGAAATAATAGAAATAGCAAATAGTAAAAAAAGGGAAAATAAAAAAATGATAGATATTAATAAATTAGATAAAGATACTAATACAACAGTCAATCGAATTAAAAGTGAAAATGAGAAAAAACTCAAAAATTCAGCAAGATATAAGAAAAAAGAAGCAATATAAATATAAACGTATTAAAATTTCTAAAATGAATACATCATCTGAATTATCACCTATTGATACTTTAAATGAATTACGAAAAAGACCATTAATTAAACAAAGAACAGAGGAATGGTTTAAATTAAGAGAAAATAGATTAACTGCCAGTGATTTATATGATGCTATTAAAAATCCAAATGGACTTGCTAAAAAAAAAATTAAAGGTATTACTTTTAATTCTTCAGGTGTTCCTGCATTAAAATGGGGTACAATGTATGAACCAATGGCAACACGTATTTATTCAACAATGATAAATAAAGAAGTATTTGAATTTGGATTAATTATAAATGATAATATTAAACACTTTGGTGCATCACCAGATGGAATAACAGAAGATGGTATAATGATTGAAATTAAATGTCCAATTAAAAGAAAAATTATAGATGGAACAATACCAGATAAATATTATTATCAAATTCAAGGACAATTAGCAGTATGTAAATTAAAAGAATGTGATTATGTAGAATGTGAATTTATAGAATTTAATGATAAAAAAGAATATTTAGAAAATATTAAAGAGTTAGATGATAGTAATCAAAGTTTTAAACATGGTATTATAGCGGAAATTAAAGTAAATAATGATTATGAATATATATATTCAAAAAATAATCAAAAAGGTAATTTAAATGTAAAAGAGATGAATGAATATATAATAAATAATAATTTTAAGTTAATTTATTGGAAGTTAAAATTAATAAATATTCAAAAAGTATTTTTTAATGAAGAAAAATGGAAAAATGATATTGAAGAAAAAATTAATAAATTTTATGAAATTTATATGATTGAAAAAAAATTAAGTAATCCAATTAATTTATTTATAAATGAAGATTAAATTATTTATTTTTTTATAATTCTATTATAAGTGCTCTTGAATAATTATTTCCATTAAATAATGATGAATCAATTGATATATTTGTTCCTGAATAACTAAAATGTAGTGTTGTATTAACATTTACACTTGCTGTTGTATTTCCATTTAAAGTTTTACCATTTAAACTTAAAGCAGTTAATGCTGACCCTGATATTCTATTTGCTAATATAATAGATGAAGGTTGGTTTCTTAATTCAAATACTTCAAAATTTATATTAGTATTAGCTGTAATTATAAATCTACTTCTTAATAAAACATCTATTCTTGTTGTTGCAGTTTCACCAGCAGTTGTAGCAGGAGTTGTTATTATAGTATAATTTACCATAATTCTATTAAATCTTGTTCTTGCCAATCTATTATAATCATATTTAAATGTATTAGCACTATCAGAAGGAGTAATAAAATTATATAAAAGTTTAGAATCTGAATATTTTGTTCCAGATTTTAATAAATTCAAATTTTTAACATATACATTACCTTCTTTAATAAATAATCCTGCATTTTCATTATTACCACCTAAATAAATACTTTTATCTGGAAAATTAAAATTAGCAAGAACAGTTCCATTATTAGAATTCATTATATTCATATTATTAATTTTATTATTTGGAATTGCACTGGGAAAAACATTAAAATTACCATTATTAACATTTAAATCAACACAATTTGCTTGATTTGCAACATCACAAACTCTAAATAATCTTTCATTATTAGTTCTTATAGTCATACCAGAAGTTACATCAATATTTCTTAATAATTCCATTGATAAATTGGGAGCAACACCAAATTTATAATTATATAATTTTTCATTTATAGTATTTTGATTATGTTTAAAATTAAAATAATTTTTAAGACTAGTATCAAATTTTGCAATATTTGAAGTTCCATTTAATAAATTAGGTTCAGTCATTGATTTTAAATAATTAATATTTGAAGTTACAAGATTAATATTTGAAGAAGTAGTACTATTTATTAAATTTATTCTAGTATCAAATGATTTTGTTTTATTATCTATTGATGAAATATTATCATTAATAGTTGCTGTATTTGTATTTACATAATCAGCTGTTTTTTTAAAATTATAATCAACCGCAATTTTATTTTGATCATAATTATTATAAAATAATGATGTTAAAACATATCCTAATATTAAAACTACTATAACAATAATAAGAATAATTGTATTTAATAATTCACTCATTATACTATTATAATCTTAGATTAAATATCAATAACTTTTATATTATTATTTAAACCTCCTTTTGTATCACTACTAGACTCATATTTTTTTTCAGAATCATTATCATCAGAATCACTATCATCAGAATCTTCTTCTTTTTCTTCAGAATCATTATCATCAGAATCACTATCATCAGAATCTTCTTCTTTTTCTTCAGAATCACTATCATCAGAATCTTCTTCTTTTTCTTCAGAATCATTATCATCAGAATCACTATCATCAGAATCTTGTTCTTTTTCTTCAGAATCATTATCATCAGAATCTTCTTCTTCATTATTGCCACCAACTAATAATTTTGCTTCATCGAGTGATTTTGATTTATAAATTTGTTCTAAAACACTTTTATTTTTAGTAGCATATTTTTTCAAATCAGGAAACTTTTCTTTAATTTTACTTTTTAATTCTGTTATATTCATTGATTTTTCTTCAATAACTTCTTGATTTTTATTATTTGATAAAGTTAAAAAATCTTTAACATCTTTAAGTTTATCAAAAGATAAAATTTTAATTAATATTTCTTTAGATAATGATTCATAATCTTTAAGAGTTTTGAATTTCTTTTTGATATCACTTATTAATTTTTCTCTTTCTTCTTTAATTTCTTCTTTAATTTCTTCTTTAATTTCTTCTTTAATTTCTTCTTTAATTTCTTCTTTAATTTCTTCTTTAATTTCTTCTTTATCTTTACGTTTTTTAATTATTTTTTCTTCTTTTAATAAAGTTAAAAAATCTTTAACATCTTTAAGTTTATCAAAAGATAAAATTTTAATTAATATATCAATAGATTTAGAATCATAATCTTTAACTTTTAATGTTTTAAATTTATTTTTAATTTTATTAATTAATATATCTTTATCATCATTTGTATCTATATCATTTTTAACATTTTGAAGTAATGATAAATATTCTTTAACATCTTTAAGTTTTTTAAAATTTAAAATTTGTTTTAATATTGGGGTTGATAATGTTTCATAATCTTTACTTTTAAGTGTTTTAAATTTCTTTTTAATTTCATTAATTAAATCTTCATTACTATCTAATTTAGTTTTTTCTCTTTTAGTATTACTATTATTATTATCATTATCATCATTAATAATTACAAATGATGATTTATTTTCAAATAAACTTTCAGCAATTTCATCAGAATGTTCTTCAAAAGGTATATCAACATAATCACAATTATATCTAATTTGAACTCCCATTGGTTCAAATTCTTGATTTAATAATTTAAATGTATAAGGTGTTTCAATAGTATTTATTTGAGTATTACCACAATTTTTACAATAAGAATTTTTAATTTTAGCATTATAAACAGGTATAGTACCACAATTATTACAAACTCTCCATCTATATTTATCAGAACGTTCCATCATACTTTCTTTAATAAATCTTGAAATACCATGACTAATTAAACTATCCCTTTCCATTTCACCAATACGTAAACCACCAGCATTTCTTCTACCACCAGTAGGTTGACGTGTTAATTGCATAGTTGGTCCAGTGCCTCTTGCATTTATTTTTTCAGCAACCATATGTTTTAATCGAAAATAATAAGTGGGACCAATGAAAATTTCAGTATTCATTTGTTTACCAGTTTGTCCATTATATAAAATTTCATTACCATGACTATTAAAATTATATTTTTCTAATTGATTATAAATTTTTTCATAATCTAAATTGATATAAACAGTACCATCTCCTAAAAATCCTTCAATACAACATAATTTAGCATAAACACATTCAACTAAATGACCAATAGTCATACGTGAAGGAATAGCATGAGGATTTACAATTAAATCTGGTCTAATACCATCTTTAGTAAAAGGCATTTGTTCTTCAGGTAAAATCATACCAATAACGCCTTTTTGTCCATGACGAGATGAATGTTTATCACCAAATTCAGGAATTTTGATTTTCATAAATCTTACTTTCCAAACTTTAATATCATCAGCAACATTAGGTTTTTTATCTTTATGAATTTTATTAACATAACCAAAATAAGTGTCATCACTAACAATAGATTGATCAATATACATAGTAACTTTTTCTTGTTCAGTAAATAAACCATTTTTAGTTTCTCTTAAAACTTCTTTAATTAAGATTTTACCAATAATAACTGCTTTTTGACCTTTAGGAATATAAGAACCTTCTTTAATACAACCATCATCATCTAATAAATCATAACGAGCATTTTTTAATTTAAAATCAAAATTTTTAAAAGTTTTATTATTTTTTTCTGCTTCTTCTTTTAATTTTTCTTGAAACTTTAATGGATTTGCAAAAATAACTCTTTCATAATCACTTATTTTTTTAGTACTTTCAGAAATAGTTTTATAATAAGATAAATGAAATAAACCTCTTTCAATTGAACGTTTATTTATAATTAAACTATCTTCTTGATTAAATCCAGTATATGTCATAATAGCAACAATTAAATTTGCACCATTAGGCATCATATCACTACCTGTATATTGTGCATGACGAGTATTTATAATTGCTTTTTGCGGATAATGTTGAATAAATCCAAAAGTATCAAAACGTTTATTAAAATTAGTGGCATAAATACCAATTGCTTGTTTAGTTTGTGCAGCATGGAAAACATTACGTGCAGATTGATTATGATTACACATAGGTATATTACCAGAAACGACACTTAAAATCATAGAAGGATTAATTTCAAGATGAGTATGAAAATTATTAATATCACCTTTAGTCATAGCAATAAAACAACTATCACTTTCTTGTGGGTCAATATATTCAATTACAGCACCATTAGATTCTAATAATTCAAGAATTTCATTATCAGTTTTTTTATTAAAAATATCTAAAGTTCTAGGATTAGTATATTCATCTTTATAATAAATTTCTTCATTTCTTTGTTTGTCTTTATAATTATTATATTTACCAATAATTAATTCAAACCAATTATTATATTTATTTTGAAAAATTGAGGTTTTACCATTATTAAGAATAATTAAAGGTCTTACAGCACGTCCTTTATCAACATAAATCATTATTTCATTAGTTGAATTATTCCATAAAATAGAAGTTAAAATATTAATTAATGCATTTCTTTTATATGCACGTAAAGTTCTCATAATTCTAATAGGGTCATTAGTTAAACCAAACCAAGTATTATTAATAAAAACTTTAGTAATATTTCTACTTAACTTTAAATTATAATTTTCAATAGGTATAACACCAATATCTAATAAACATTCACGAATATATTCAGGATTAGTACCAGCAGTAACTTTTGCTAAAAAAGCAAGATTTTTTAAATAACCGATTGCTTCACCATCAGGACTTTCAAAAGGACACATAATACCCCATTGATGAGAATGAAGTTTATGTGGTGCAGTAACTTTAATAGTTCTATCAATAGGCATATTAACCCTTCTTAAATGAGATAAAAATCCAATATAACTAATTCTTGATAAATCTTGAACTTTACCAGATTCACCATTTGCATCAACATCTAATCCCCAACGTCCTTTTAAAGATTTTGCAAAAGCATCAGCAATTAAAACATTAGGAATTACACGATATATATTATCTTTTGTTATAAAATCATTATAATCATCTTTATTTTTCCAACCATTATAATAATAAATATTATCCATAGTATCTCGAATTGTTTTTTTGAGTCTTTTATAAGATTCTTGAAATAATTCGGCAAGTAAAATACCACTAATATAAATTCGTTTATTATAATAATTATCTCTATCACTTTCTTTTTTAATTCCAATAGCAATATTAATAAATTCTTTAACTAAATAACCTAAATATTTACCTTTATTTTCAAAAAGACTTATATTAGGTAATATATCAGCACTTAATAAATATTTAACATATTTATCATCTTTAAATTTACATCTAAATTTAATATATTCTAATGCTTCTTTTTGATTATATATATGAACTTTTTCTTTATCAAAATCTCTAATATAAAAATTATTATATATTGAAGGTCTAATGAAATTTTGAAAATAAGAAGTTTCAACACTAGAATTATCAGAACCAAAAATAGTTTCATAAATATCTTTATCACTTTCAATACCTAATGCTCTAAATAAGATAAATAACGGTATTTTACCTTCAATTGAAGTTAATGTAACATAAATAGCACCTTTATTATCACTAAAATTTTCAGTTACATTACCATGAGTTTTAACTAAATAAAATTCAATCATTCTTGGAACTAAAACAGATTCACCAGTTTCACCAGAACATTTAATTTTACCTTTAAAACTAAAATCATCATCATCATTTAAATGAGAAACAATTAAACGATTATTTGTTTCAGTTTCTTGAGCGATAATAACTTTTTCTTTACCATCAATAATAAAATATCCACCACCATCATAAATACATTCACCTAATTCTCTAAGTACTTTATTACCATTATTATTTAAAATACAAATATCAGAATGAAGCATAATAGGAATACTTCCAATAGCAACTTTTTCAATTGTTTGTTGAAATAAATCACCATTTTTATTTTTAATTTTAATTACTACATCAGTATATAAATGACTGTCATAAGTAATACTTTTTAATCGAGCATCATTAGGAGTAATAATTTTTTGAATACCATTTTCAATAGTTATAGGATGATCAATATAAATTAAATCAGAATTTTCACCACCAACATAAATATCAACTTTTACATTAATATCACTATCATCATAATCATCTTTATTTTTATTAATATTTTCATTAAATTTAATCATAGTAATAGGATTTTCATCTTTAATAATTTTAGGTATATAATTTTTAATAAATTCACGATAACTATCTAAATGATGATTAGTGAAAGGGTATTTATGATCTTTAAAATGTAAATCTAATATATCCCAATCATTCATTATAATCTTATTATTATACTAACCGAAAATAAAAAATTATTTTTTACATTCTCTGTCAATACTTGAACAAAATACATAATCTTCTTGTATACCAAATTCAATTGGTTTTCCAATTTTTTTAATAAAATCCGCATCATTAATATTCATATTTAAACGTTCAGCATTTATTCTTTCAGAGTCAATAAAGTTTTTAAATTCAGTACTAGTTGCTTCAAAAAATGAATTAGAATAAATAACTAAAGAACCATTATCATTATTAATAATTAAATTAAAAGGTTCTTTAATACAATCTTCACAATTTCCAATTAATGATTTAATATTATTAGGGAGTTTAATTGTTTGAGATTTTTTATTATTATCATTAGAAATATATTCAATACTAATTTCAGTAGTTGATATTGTAACAGATTGTGTATTATAAATAGGAGTTCTATTAATAAAATAAAGAATTCTACCAGAATTTTTATTATAAACATAAATAATACCATCATTTGTAATAGACATAATAAATCTATTATTAAAAGAAAATAAAGATTTATTAGCAGGGATACTTTCACCTAATTTTAAAACATTTCTAGAAGATAATAATTGTCTACCCCAAGGATGATATATAATTTTATCAGATCTTTTTGTTTCATCAATTAAATTAAAAGACATAATAATTTCAGGGACACCTGGATAAAATTTATTTATTAATGATAATTCTTTAATAATATTTTTACTATATTCTTTAGAATAATGATTAACTTTAATACCATTTCTATCACCATCATTTAAATTAATAAGATAACCATCTTTAATATATTTATTCATAATTGAGATAATTAAATCAACAGGAGATGTATAATCAGCGATTTTTTTAGAATCTTCATCATCACCGATATTTTTATCACCTCTAGCAATTTTATCACTAATATCAACATATTTATATAAACTTTCTTGAATTTCTTTCATTGCATTTTCATTTAAAAATTCTGGAACATCTCTATTATTATGAATATCTCGAATATTTTTAATATAACCTTTAGTTTGTGCTAAACATTTACTTGGAACATAAGGAGATTTTTTAATTGCTTCTTCATTATTTTGATTCATATCATCAGTAAAAGTAGTAGTTAATCTATTTAAATCTTCACCATAATCAGAAACACAACCACCTTCAACACATAAATTTAAAAGGTCTTCATATAAAGTAAAACTTCTTCTATCTTCTCTAGTTAAAATTTCTAATAAAAATCGTAAAGATCTTTCATTTAAATATTTATATTTATTTTTAAGAGTTTCATAAGTAATAATAGTAGTTTTTTTAAAATCTAAGAAAAAATCATTAGTTAATAATGTATAAAAAAATCTAGATGAATTTATTATATCAGTAAAATTAGTTATATATTTATATTCATTAGTTAAATATGGAGCATAAATAATAATTCTTACATTTTTTTTAAATTTAAAAGAACTTGCTAAACTTCCTATTAATTTTTCTTGATCTCTTGGCATTTCACCTAATCCAGAATCAAAAAAAGAGTTAAAATAACTTAAAATTGCTAATTCACCATTTGTATTTGGAGAAACATTAACTGAACCATATTTAAAAGACCTTTTAAATGGTGTTTTAAATTTCTCTCCATCAAAAATACTAGTATGATAATCTAATTTTCTTCCTATTAAAGCAAATAAAGGTGCAGGAATTTTAACAGGAGTTCCTGATCTATTACCTATATTTAATTTATAATGAATTATATCAATAGTATTATTAATATAATTATTAATATCATTTACATTATTAACTTTAATATCTTTTTGTATATAAAGAGATTGAGTAGGAATATGAATTTTATCAGTATTATATTGTTTATTAGTAAAAAAAATACATTTCATAAATTTAAAAATTCTATCATTACTAAATTTTTCAATTAAATTTTTATTATAATTATATGTTATTATACCTAAAATAACGAGAATAATAAATATAATTATTATCGTTAATAACAAAAAAACATTCATTCTTCTCTAATAATTTATAAAAGTTTATTTATCTAAAATATCGTATATAATCAATATAAAATGCATGAAATATTATTGATATTAATGTTATTGATATAATAATAATTTTAATATAAATATAATTAAAAGTTTCAATTAATTTTAAAAAATATTTATTTTGATTAATAGGATTATATAAAATATCTATATTTTTAATATCAGTTTCATATTTATTATTTAAATATTTAAGAAAATCTTTAATAAAATCAAATTTATGTATATCTTTGACTTTTGATATATAATTTAAATTAATTAAATAATAATTATAAATATCTGGATTATTTGGAAAATTAATTTTTCTAATTAAACTTGTCATTAATAATTCAGGATTTTCTTTATCAGTAGTTATAATTGTTTCATTTGAATTATATTCTTTTAAATATTTATAAAATCCATCATTATTATTATCACTTCTTATAAATAAATAATCTTTAATATATAAATAATCTGTATCATTATAAATATCTATATATTTAAGGATACTTCTATCATTAATTAATTGTATATAACTTTCATTATTTATTTCATCATCAGTTTTATCACTTATATATTTAATACTTCTTTTAATTTTTTGTTTTATATTTAAATATTTAGATAAAAATTCAAATAAAATAATATCTGATGGATCTATATTTAATTGTTCCATAAAACGATTAGTTTTTTTATCAATTATCATATTTTCATTTATTTTTCTTATTAGTTTTTCAATATGAAAGTTTATATAAGCAAATTTATTTAAAAAATCATTATTTAATTGTGAATTATTTATTTTTATAAATAAATTTATATCAGATATATTTGTTTTTAAATTATCATCATTTTGATAATTAGTAATAATTTCTTTTTTTTCAGTATTAATTTTTTCAGATGATAATATAACAGATAATATATTATTTATATTATTTTCATCTTTATGTCGTTTAACTTCATTTATATCTAATAATAAATATTTTTTTTGTGTAGATGGTAAAGTTAATATATTATCATATATATAAGAATTAGTAAAATAATCTAAAAACCCTTCTAATAAAATTGATAATAATGGAATATTATTATTTATAATAAAATAATAATTATCTATAATATCAGTAGAACTAGTAGAACCAATAAATGTTTCAATAAAATTATTATAATTTAAATCAGAATTAATATTATTATATGGTGGAATTTGTATTAATAATTTAATTGTATAATTTAAATTTAAATTAGAAATAACTTCATTATATGTATCTTTTGTAATTTCTATTTTATTAAATTCTTTAATATTTGTTTCTATAATTTGATTTCCAAAAAAACTATAATAATATATAGGAATAGAAGAATCATATGTATTAGTTAACATAAAAATTAAAACTCTTTTAGAATTATCAATATTTGGATCAATATATGTAGTAATAATTTGACCTGAATTTATTAATTTTGTTAAATATATTTTTTTTTGTTCACTTGTTAAATATTTAATATTAAAAGTTAATATTAAAAATCTATTAAATGCTTTTGAACCTTCAACTTTAGGAATATCTTTTATAATAATATTATAATTAGTTTTTGTTAAAGAAATTAAACCATTTAATGTAATCATATCTTTAAAATAATCACGTTTATCTATAAAAATTTTATTAGTATTATTATTAAAAATAGTTATATCATTAATTTTAAAATAAATTTCATTAGTATATGTATTAATATTTTCATATTTAGTTAAATTAAAGGAATTACTAGAAATAAAATCTTTAAAAATATCAAAATTGAAATCAAGTTTAATAGTTAAATAATCATTATTATTATAATTAAAAATAGAATATAATTTATTATCATCATTTTTATTATTTTTTAAATTTTGAAATAATAATGTATTATTATCAAATATATTAGATATATCTAGTATTTCATTTAAAACTTGTGTTTTTTCTTCTTCTGATATAGTAATTGTATTTTCACTATAATAATTAATACGATTATTATATAACTTACTATAACTATTATTTTGATTTAATATTTCTTGTAAAATAACTGAAATATATTTATTATTTTTATTTTCAATTAATTCATCGTATTTAATTAAAAAGAAATTAGTTATATTATTATAATTAGAAATATTAACTATATTTTTTTCTTTAATAACAAAATTTTCATAATATTTTAGAAAACCATTTATTAAATTAATTAAAATTGTATTTTTTTGAGATAAATTAAATAAATTTAATTGATTGTTATTTATTTCAATAAAAACTTTAATATTTAAATTTAAATCTAATACATTAATAATTTCATTAATATTATTATTAGTTATTATTTGATTTTGATAATTGTTCATAATATTATCTTTATTTGATACATTTTGTAATCCTAATATATTTAAAAATAATTTAATAGTTGAAGGAATTTCACCAAAACTATCATTAATAATAAATAATAAATTATTTTTACCAAATAAATTTCTATTCATAATAGTATTAACATCTCTATATGTAGTAAAAAAAGTATTATGTAATATACTAATTAAATAATTATTTCTTTCAAATTTAGATAAATAATTTAAATTAAAATTTAAAAAAATATATTTTTTATTATTAATAGTTTGAATTTTTAATTTATCAGTTTCTAAAGATAAATTATTAAATATTAAATCATTTTTTAAAATATTTCTTATATCACTAGATATAAGATTAATATCAAAATTTAATAAATTATTTCTAATATTTGTAAATTTTAAATAATTAATAGTAGGACTTTGACTAATAATTTCATAAAAAGCATTAGGTTGAAAATAATAATTTAATTTAACTAACATTTTATGAGAATCATTATTCCAATCTAATTTTATACGTAAATAATCTTGTTCATCATAATATTTAATAATAGCATATTTTTCTTTAAAAAAATTTTGATTATAATAAAGATTATTATAAATAATAGTATCTTTATTTAATACATCATTTATAGTTAAAATAGTATTTAATCCTGCTTTATCAAATTCTTTTAATTCTAAAGATAATTGATTTTGAACTTTAGTAAATAAATAATGTTGATTATCTATATCATCAATTTTAATATATGCTTCATTAGTAATTTTATTAATTTCTTGTAAAAAAGAGTTAAGAACATCATTATTTAATATTAAATCACCACCCGTTTTAAATTTTTTATTTTTTTGATAATTTATATTATTTGTTTCATCTTCTAGTGTAAAATCGAAATTTTCAATAAAAATAATATTAGATAATTCATAATAATTTTTATAATCAAGTAAAATTTTATCAATTTCTATTTTATTTAAATATGTATCCATTTCAAAATAAATAATATAAATAAAAAGTATCATTAAAATAATAATGAAAATACCATATAAATCTAATTGTTTATAATGAGAACATATAATAAATGTAATAAATATAAATAAAATTATTAAAGTATATTTCCATAAAACAAGATAATCTTTATTATTATTATAATCAAAAGTATCTTTTATTAAATAATTATATAAATTATATCTTATTTTATTTAATTCCATTATCCTTTAATTTACAAATAACATTGTTTTTCTAATTCTTTGAAATAATCGAAGTTCCATTTGATAATCGTTAAATTGTATATATATAAAAGCATCATTATAAATACAAATAAATATAAATAAGTTACTATCATTTTTCTATTTATAATCTCCTATTATATATTTAATAATAGGATCATAAATATAAATTTTTATATTATATAAAAGTAAAAAGATATAAGGATTAAATTCATTTAAAGTTTCTTCTTTTCTGGAAGAAAGCAAATAGATAATAGCATATAAAATTCCAAAATTTAATACAACAATAAAACAAATATAAACAATTGTAAGAAAAAAAGGAATTAATGTATTAGTATTAGTTAAAATTAATAAATTAATATTTTTTATTTTTTCAGTAATACTAGTATTTAAAGTATTAAAATATTCAATTTTATCATCTGGAATTTCATTATAATAATTTAAACTTTCATTATATTTACGTATCATTTTAATTTCATTATTATTTAATAATGCAACAAAAGACATAGTTATATCACTATTCGTAAATTTAGGTTTATTATTAGCATCAGAAGTACAATAATCTTTAAATTTATCTTGCATATCTTTAGTAAAAGGTATATATTCACGTAAATAACAATAAATATTAAAAATAATAATTTTTTGTTCTAAACAATTAGAAGCATCTTCTGTTTTAATACCATCTAAAAATATTTCATTTAATTCATCAATTCTAGATGCATCATATAAAATATCAAAAAATTTATGATCAACTAATATTTGATTATTATCAATATTACCAGAACTATCAGTTGAATAAATTAAAATATATTCTGATATTTTTTCATCAATTTCGTTTTCTCTTAATTGTAATGTTTTATAAGGGGAATATACAAATTGTTTAAAAATAAATTTATAAATCATTAAATGAATAATACTATAAAGAACCATAAAACCAATTAAAAATACAAATAAAGGAGGTTGAAATAATAATTGAGGTGTACCAACAATTTGCATTTTCATTATTTTTGAATATAAAATCAAAACAAAATAAACAAAAAAATATAAAATTAATAAATATAATACATAAATTCCAATATTAAAAATAACTATATTTTGTTTTTGTTCTGTAAGTATAAAAAAACGGTCATCACTAAAATTATCTTTTGTACATCTTGTAATAGTTTTACTTAAGAAATCTAATGAAAGACTTCTAGATAAATTATCAGTATTTACAAATAAAGAAGTTATATTAACTATTAAATCAATAATTAATTTTAATAAACCAACAACTGATAATAATAAAATAAATATAACTAAAAATATACATAAATAACTAAATAAAGATAAACATAATTTAAATAATCCAACATAATCTTCAAAATATATTTTTTCAGGGTCTTTTATATATTTATCAGGATCATCATTTAAATATTTTTGATTATCTTCTTTAAAATTTTCTCTCGCAATTTTTTCAATTCTATCAACATATTCTTTATATCCATCAGTATTTGGAGAATTATATCGTGGGTCTCCTTTTAATTGTGCTAAACGTTCATTTAAATTTAAAATTATATTATGTTCTGGTATAGTAATTGGACTTTTATTTTTAAGTTTTTCACTTATAATTCTAACTTTACTCATCATTTCATATGCTTCACCATATTGTTTTTCATTATCATCTTCTTCATTAGACATAGAAGTAATAATATCACCAACAACACCAGTACTTTTTCCTGATAATCTTTCTAATTTTTTAAGTTCACTTGCAATAGATAAATTATTTGAATTTAATAATGGACCAAATTTACTTTCTAATTCTGGATTATTTTTTAATAAATCAGGTGTTATTTGTATACTATTTTTTTTATTTTTAGTTGTTTGAATTAAATCAGTTATAGCATCTGTTAAACCACTTTCTTTTAAATCTGATTTAATTTGATTAATAGTTTCTTTTGTTTTTGGATCTTTAACAATATTTGTAATTGTTTCCTGTATTTGAGCTGGATTACCTGATTGTAAAACATCATTAAATTGTTTTTTAAATTGATCAACTGGAATATTTTTAATTTTATCAGCATTTTCATCAATTAATTTATTAATTGTTTTTTGTTGTGATGGTGGTAAAAATGCTTTAGATAATGTTTTAAGATTATCAGGATTTTTTTGAAAAGATTCAAATGCTTTTCCTAATTTATCTGGATTTTTAATTGCCCAATTTGCCATTTTTGCAGGATTACCTTGTGAGGATGCTACTGCTGTTAATACAGGTCTAACATCTTTATTTTTATATGCTAATTTACCAAGTTCCAATGGATTTACATTTAAACCATTACTCATTATAATTGAATACCTATTTAATTATTATAGATATAAATTATTATCATTATTATTAAAATAATAAACATAATAAAATAATAAGCAAAAACTGATATTAATTTATATTTTAAAATATTATAAATATCTACAACAACATTTTGAATTATATTTTGTATACGACTAAATTCACTATGAATATAATTATAAATATCTTTATTATCTCCAAAACTATTTGCCATTGATAATGTATATTCAAAATTTTTAGTAAAAATCATAATATCATTAAATCGTATATATAAAATTGGATTAATCTTATCTCTTAATAAATTTATATTTTTTACATAAATTAAATTATATGCTGAAAAAAAATCCTTTGCTTCTTCTATTAAATCATTATCTAAATAATATTTTATTAATTGAAATGTAAATAATGCTGATAAAATCTTATCTTTATATAATTTACCATTTTTATCTTTTAGAGTTTTAAATTTTTGAATAGTAATATTTGTCATAGGTGCTATATTTTGTTGAATATCATTTGTTACAGATTTAATATATGCATATAATTTTGATATACCAATATTATTTTTAATATCATTACATTTACCATATATAAAAGTATAATCATAAGGAGATTTTTTAGATAAATAATTACAAATATTTTGTGAATTTATAAAATCTACATTAATATTATTATATATAATATTATTTGCTGTATTTATTCTCATACCAAGTGATGTATAATTTTTATAAACTAATAAATAATATAATAAACCAATTATCATAATTAAATAACAATATATTTTTGTAGATTCAAAAACTGTTTTATGACTGTTATCTGCAGCTTTTTCAAGAATATATAATTTAATTAAAATAAATATTGGTGTAGTTATAAATAAGAAAAACATTATATCAATTGAAAAATAATCATTCAAATAATATAATTTTTTTACTTGAATAAATAATGGGTCATCTATTAAACGTGGATTTTCTTTTAATAATAAAAATGTAGTCATTTTAATATAATTATAAAGATTTATATAAGAATCATATAATAACCATACTAATGAAAAAATTAAAAAGAAAAATACTATTTTTAAAATTAAATCACTTAACCAAAATGGTTCTCGACAAAATATACCTTCTCCTTGTTTATTTCTAATTAAAATATGATCATAGAAATCCTTCTTTTCCTTATAATATATATTAAATGCATGATAAACTTGTTTTAAAATTTTTATTATTGCTTCTTTAATTAACATTATCTACCTATTATAATGATTTAATTATCCATAGAAATAAGAATATAATAATTGGAAATGATAATCTAACCATAAATTCTTGTAATGATGATAAATCTGTTGTTGTTAAATATGATGTAATATAATAAGAACCTAATTTTTCAAGTGATATTGCTAAAATTATTACCATTGATAATATAAATAATTTTAATACTTCACGTTTTGACATTACCATTCTATCCCAAAAAGAATATTCAGGATATCTCTGTGAATAATAACTATTTCTATATTGTTGTTGAACAGGTTGATACATTTGAAAATTTTCTTTTAATTGTTGTTTTTGTGGTATTTTAGGCATTTGTTGTTGTTGTTGTTGTATTTGTAAATTATGAGAATCTTCATCAATTTGAGAGTCTTGAGAACCATTTTTAATTTGCATACTTGCCTTTTCATATTCATATTGTTGTTGTTGTTTATTATTAGGTATTTGTAATGAAGGTTGATTATTATCATAATCATTCATTTGTTGTTCATATGCTAAAAATAGTTCAGTCATTTCTATCTATAATTTAATATTATTTTATAATAGTAAGAATAATAATGGTAAATTATGATGTAATATTAAATTTAGTTTCAATTGTATTAATTTTATTAATATTATTTATGGTTTTATTTGGTTGTAAAAATAATAATAAAATAGGTTATTATGAAAGATTTTCAAATAAAGAAGATGAAGATGATAGTGATGATGAAGAAGAAAAAGAAAAAGAAGAAAAAAAACCAAAAAAAGTAAAAAAAGAAAAATCTGAAAAACCTGAAAAAAAACTAGAAAAAAAAGAAAATACTGAATTATCAGGATTTGAAAAGCAAATTTTACAACAATTATCAAATGGACAATTAACTACTGAAAATTTTACTAATTTAATTGCTACAGAAAAATTTACTCAAAAAAATTTAGAAAATATTATTAATCATGTTGAAGGTTTCAAAAATCCTAATATTTAATTATTCACTATCTTCCTCCTCTTCCTCCTCTTCATCTATAATTTCTTGATTTAATAAATATTCAGTTGTTTTATATTTTTCATATATATTATCTCTCGAATATTCATTATTATTTTCTTCATTTATATATTGTTGATCATCTATAGTATATCTATAATCATTAAAATTATTTTTATAATTTGGATTTAATAAAGGTTTAAATTCATTCATATTTAATAATTTTGGTTTTAAATATTTAATTAAATATGTAATTGTATGATTTACACCCTTAAAATCATATAAATTACCTTCTGCTGTTTCAAATCGAAATGTAATTTTTGCTAATTTTCCTATTGGATGAAATTCTCTAACTGGAAGTTTAGTTAATTCTACACTTTCATCATTAAAACCTACACCACTTACTTTAAATTTTGCTATTCCTTGATTATAATTATTATATCCAAGAGAACCAAATGCATGTTCTTCAATTTCAGGAGAACGAATAATTATATATTTTTCACCAATAAAAAATACAATTCCTGGTGATATTATTTCATATATTTGTGTTTGTTCATTATAAAAACTATGATATATTTTTAATAATTTTAAATTTCCTTGATAATTATTAAAATATTTATATAATATATTATCATAATTTGAATCAATATTTAAATTACATCCTATTGTATCTGCAATACTACTTAAATTCATATTTAAAATAAATGGATTTTTACAACTAAAAACAATCTTATTTGATAATTCTGGTGGATTCGTTAAATTATCTATTTGTATTGGTTCATAAATATAATTTTCTGGTATTTTAGATTGTTGAACCATTAATGAATTAAATGTAGGGATAAATGTTTGAATTGTATAATTTCCTACTGGAATTACTAATTTTTTAAATATATTAATATCTACATTTTCATTTAATCCTTGACCATTATTAATAATTATATTATATTCATTTATATTTTTTGCAATATAATAATAAAATGTATTATTATATTTATCAATTGTATACATTGTTCTTGGTATATTTGCTTCAATTACTTCAATTCCTACAATATTTTTAAATGGTGTATTAAAACTAATTACATATGAATTTGGATTAGGAAAACTTAGAAAATCTCTTTTCTTTGAATCAACTAAAAATAAATGACTTTCAAGAATACTATTTCTTTTTAAATAATCAATATCTTCAATTGACATTTATTTAAAAATTAGTGATATTTTTATATGTTTATTTATTTTATTTATTTTTATTAAATTAAAATAGAAATTAAAATAGATGTCTGTTTCTAATCAAAAAATGTTTTTTGAATATTTTCTTGGTCTTCTTGGACAAGTTAAAGTTTTTCATTGGACTACTTTAAGTTATTCAAATCATAAAGCATTAGATGAACTTCATAAAAATCTTTCAGAACTTATTGATGAATTTATTGAAGTTTATATGGGCAAATTTAATAAACAACCTAGTGATTTATTTACTATAACAATGGATGCAACAAGTGATTCTTCTAATTTATTATCATATTTAGAAGAACAAAGAGAAACAATTAGAAGTATGAGAAATAAACATTTTAAAACTATAAGTGAAATACAAAATATTATTGATAGTATGATGTCATGTATTAATAATACTATTTATTTATGTAAATTAACATAAAATAATATAAAATAATATAAAATACTCTAAATATTTAAAAAATTGATTTTTATTATTTTTATTATTTTTGTCAAAATGGATAAAAATTATCAGGTTTATTACGACTATTGGCATTATTATTATTTTATGACTAATTGTAAGAATAAACGATTTATTTTCAATACTCCTCCTAAACGTGACATTCAGGACATTTTAGCAGACGATAGAAAAGTTAAAAAAATTCTTGCAAAAGCTAGAAGTTTTGATAAAACAAACAAAAGTTTTCGTAATCCGTAAAATTTTTGTTTTTTTTTTTAAAGTTGCAATAATTAAAATTTAAAATATTTTATAAATTAACACACATTAATTTGTTACAACATTCAAGACCATTATTATTATCTAAAATCATATAAATATAGGATTTAAGAGAAGCAATTAAACTAGTATTATAATTTTGAAAATTATTTTGATTATTATTAGATTGATTGTTATTATTTAAATGTGTAGAAAGAATATTAGCAATTTGAATAAGATAATTATTAATATTATTATTAAATTGCCTAGTAGAAGATAATTCATGAATATCATCAATATAATATTGATGATTAAGTTCTAACATTTTAAGAACAACATTATTAACTAAATTGTGATTACGCATAATTATAATGATAATTATAGTTTAAATAAAATAAATCATTTTTTATAATTAGATATATATATAATTAAATGAAAATTAATAATATTAAAGATAGTTTAGATAAATCATGTAATGTTTGTAATAGTCCAATGAATTGGTTTATTAAAATAATGGTATTAATAATAATGTTATTTATTTTAACTTCTTCTCTTTATTATTATTATATAAATGTAAATCCTATAATAATAAAAGATGATAAATTAAAGGTCACTTAATAACATAAAACATAAAGAATTTAGAGGTCGTTGAATTTTTGTTTTATTTATTATAAAAAAAGGGTTTTCTGGAATTGTTTTTTTCTTTAAATCAAAAATAACATTTGAATTTTTAATAATAAAATCGGTAATAGTGGTATCATTATAAGGGAAAGTATAAATTAATAAAAAATCTTGTAATTTAGTCATAATAATAAATTTAAAAATAATATAAGCATAAATATTAGCATTATCAATCCATTGTTGATTTTTATAAGTTTCTTGTAATTTTAAAATTTGATATGATTTTAACATAGAATATTTAAATTCAATATCAAAAAGAGTTTTTAAATTAAAATGATATTCTTTTGAAATTAAATATAAAAAAACGATCATTGCCCATGTTTCAACAATAGTTTCATTTAAAATTAATTTAGTAGAATGATGAATATTAAAATGATCCATTAATTTAAATTTATTATGATTGTTAAAAGTTTGATTATCGATTAATAATTGATGATGTATTAATTCATGTATAATAACTTTAGGATATTCTTCTTCTCTAAAAATAAAAATTTCATTATTATTATGAAAAGTGAAACCACTATTAACATTTTTTGCAGTAAACATTTGATTATAAACAAATTCTTTTTTAAGAGGTGATAAAATTAAATTAATAATGAAAGATTTAATATTATTATAATTATCAATTACTAAAAAAGCACGTTTAATAGTTTTTTTAATTTTAGTAAAATTTAGTTTATTATAATTTTTAATATAATAAACTTTAACAGTTAAATTATTAAAAGTATAATAATAAATATGAGTAATTTGATTAATATATGAAATAATTTCAGGTAAATTATAATCACTAATAAAGAAAGATTTTAATTTATCTTTTTCATAATTACTTATATTAACAATCATCTTTCTATATGATATAAAAATAATAAATATTTATTTATTTAAAAGATTATGAGTAAAAATCCATATCAAATATTAGGATTATCAATTAATAGTTCTATTGAAGAAGTTAAACGAACATATAAATTAATAGCATTAAAATCACATCCAGATAAATTAAATAATATAGATGATATAGAAGAAAGAAATAAAAAAATAAAAGAATTTATAGAAGCAACAAATGCATATGATAAAATTATAAAAGGAGATATAAATAATTTTGAAAATTTTGATGATTTTTATTATGATGATTTTAATTATGATGATTTTAAATTTACATATGAAGATTGGGAGGAAACATTTAATAATATTCGAAATAGTGATTTAATGAAAAATTTGGTTAATATGTATATGAAATATAAATCAAAACCAGCAAAAAAACATAATATAAATGTGGATATTAAATATAGTGATTATTTTAATATAAATAAAAAAAAATTAAGATTATTTTTAAAAGGAATAGAAGAACCAGTATATATAAATCTTAATTGTAAACAATATCCAGCATGTACTATTAATTATATTGATGATAATGATAATGAACATGAAATAAATATTAAAATGGTATTTCTAAATGATAAAAAAATAAATAATAATTATTATCATAAAAATGAAGAAAATGAAAAAAATAAAATTAATTTATATTATGATTTAGATATTGATACAATAGATTATATAATAGGAGGTATAAAAGAAATATTATTTGTAAATAAAGAAAAACTTATAATAAATATTAAAGAATTTACTAATGAAGTAATAATAGATAATTATGGTATTAATGGAGGAACTTTAATTATTAAATTTAATTATAAACCAATAAATAAAGAAATTTGGAATAAATTATTAGACGCAGATAAAATAGAAATGATAAGGATTTTAGAAAATTTAAAATGATATAAAGAAATGATAATAATTAATAGCATATAAAATCTAATGCCTGTTCCAAGAAAAACTGCTGAGACTAAACCTGTTGAAGTTCCTAAAGAAGTAGCGAAGGAAGAAGTACAATCAGTCGAAAAGAAAGCACCTGTAAAGGGACGTTCTGCAAAAGTTCAACCAGAATCAAAAGTTGTAGCAAAAAAAGAAGAAGTAGTGGAAGCACAAGTAGTACCTGTAACAAATGATGATAAAGAAACTGCAGTTGCAAATGTTGAAGATCCAATGAAAAATCTTCATGAAAAGATTTTAGCAGTAACTTGTTTATTTAAGGAAATTCAAGCAGGACTAAAAAGTGCATCACGTGATTATGATAAACTTAAGAAAATTGTAGATAAAATCCAAAAGAAACGTGAAAATGCTCGAAAATCACCATCAGGATTTGCAAAACCAAATAAAATTTCAGATGAACTTTGTGATTTTATAGGTGTACCTCGTGGAACAGAGAAATCAAGAACAGATATTACACGATATATTAATAGTTATGTAAAAGAACATAATCTTAATAAACCTACAAATCGAAGAGTAATTCTTCCTGATGAAAAACTAAAAGCGATTCTAAATGTAAAAGAGGGAGAAGAAGTAACATTTTTCATTCTTCAACGTCTAATTTCTCATCATTTTCCACCAAAAACTACAAAATAAAAATAATCATTTATAATTATTTTTGTAAAAATGATAAAAAAAATCATTTATAAAAATTAAATATTTTCAAAAGTTAATTCAGATAATTGTTGTTCTTCTTTTTCATTAATAGATGAACAAATATTTTTATATAAACTAACTAATTTATCATTTAATTTAAATTCTTCAATTAACATATTTATTTGATCATTATTTAATTTATAATTAATAATGACTTTATTATTTCCCTCACTTGGACTAGTAATAATAACAATTGCTCCTTTTTCAATTAAAATTCGTTTATTAAATTTACGAAGACTACCACAAATAGTACCAATACATTCAACATTATTATTAGAAAGAACTAAACAACGACAATTACCCAATAACTTAATAACTATTCCATATTCTTCAATTTCTTCATTAATTTTATATTTAACTTCTTTATTTTTATTAAAAGATTTATTTGATTTTTTATTTCTAATACTTGATTGATATGACATCTAATATTTTTTATTATTTTAAATATCTTTATATATAAAGATTTAATTTAAATTTATAACTAAATGGTAAATAAAATAATTGATTGTTTTACATTTTATAATGAACTTAAAATGTTAAAATTTAGACTTGAATATTTATATGATTATGTTGATTATTTTATTTTAGTAGAAGCAACATTATCACATGTAGGAAAACCTAAAGAATTATTTTATGAAAATAATAAACATTTATTTGAAAAATATAAAAAAAAAATAATTCATATTATTGTTTCTGATATGAAAACTCCAGAAGAAGCACCTGATGCATGGATTAGAGAAAATTATCAAAGAAATTGTATAGATAAAGGTATTAAATATATTGATGAAAAAAAATGTAAATTAAATGATAATGATATTTTTCATATAAGTGATGCAGATGAAATACCAGATAGAAATATATTTATTCATTTTCGTTATAATAAATTAAATAATAATTCTCGAATCCAATTATTACAAGATTCATATTGGTATAATTTAAATTGTCGCGGTAATAAAAAATGGGATTCTGCTAGAATGGTTAATTATCATACATATATAAATATATTTAATAGAATTTCTCAAGATATTAGACTTAAATATTTACAAACTATTAATACTTTTCATATTGAAAAAGGAGGATGGCATTTTACATGGCAAGGAGATACAAAATTTTTACTTAATAAATTAGAAAATTTTGCACATCAAGAATATAATAAAGATATTTATAAAAATGAAGAAACAATTAATGAACTTATTAAAAAGAATTTATGTTTTATAGATTTGGGAGAAAATACAAGAGATGGTGGATATAATTATATAGCATTTGAAGATAATAAGTATCTCCCAGAAAATTATGAAATGCTTATATAAGCATAAAAATTTATTTTATTATTATAATGAGTGATAATTATTTTAATGATGTTTGGAGTCTTTATTTTCATGATCCTTATGATATGAATTGGGAACCATCAAGTTATAAATTTATTACTACTATAAGTAGTGTTAATGATTTTATTCAAATTTATAAAATATTTAATGAATTATGGTCAAGAGGTATGTTTTTTATAATGAGAGAACATATAACACCTAGATGGGAAGATGAAAATAATACAAATGGAGGTTGTTTTTCATTTAAAATAAATAAAACAGAAGTTTCAGATAAATTATTTGAAATTACATCAATGATGTTAGGAGAAACATTAGGAAAATCAGATATAATTTCAAATAATATAAATGGAATTTCAATTTGTCCAAAAAAAAATTATCATATTGTGAGAATTTGGATTAAAACAAATCAAAATATATCAAAAGAGAATTATAATTTTCAAATTCCGACTTATTCAACTCTTATGTATAAATCGCATTTAGATTCTATATAATAATAACTTATTTATTATTAATATAAATATGACCATTTTTAAAGCTTTTATTAGAAATAATAATTCAATTATTCAAACATTATTTCATGTTGATAATAATAATATTAAAATAATTGATGATAATACACGTGAAATAATTAAAAATTATCGAACAGCAAAGATTTTTATATTTATGCCTTTACTTAAAGATATTTTAAATGAAATTTTAAAAGATGTTCCAATAGTTCAATTAAAAATTATTGAAACTTATGATAATAAAAATAATCAATTTAATTATTTAATTAAATTATGTGAAAATAAATTATTTGAAAATATAACAAATATTTATCGTTTTAATTATTTTATTCATCTTTATCAAGATAAAATTGATAAATCTAAAATAAATGTTACTTTATCTATGAATAAAAATAATATTGAAGATGATAATAATCCTTTAAATAAAATTATAATAATGATAATGCTTAATTATTTTGAAAATGAACATCCATCTTATTATAAAAAAGTTGTTTTACAAGATCAATTAAAACCTCTAATTGATAATATTAGTCTTCATTCTTTGGTGCTAAACATAATCTAACAGTACCCATTGATGCAATTGAATATTGAAGAATAATTGGATATGAATTTTTTAAATAAATTTCAACTGTTGTACATAAATTAGTACATTTTGTAAATATACTTAAATATTTTAAACTAAAAATACCTTGAATTATATCATCCTTATTATTTTCATTTCCATTTTTCTTCATATTAATATTTTGTGATTTTTCTGTTCCTAAAACTGTTTCTTGACAACAAAATTCTCCTTGACAACTTAAAATTAATTTATCATTTATATTTTTTATTTCTATATATTCCGCTAAATTATGCATATCTCTAATTATTTTTTGTAAATATGCTGATGGCATTGTTATTATTGTATTAAAATCTTGTGGTGGTATATCTACATTAACAACATCTATATCTAACATTGATAATTTATAAGTTGTTTTAACATTTCTTTCACTATTTTCAATAGTTATACCTAAAACACTCGGTTCTGTTTTTAATATGAATAATGATAATATATCACTATTTGTAATTGTTTTTATTAACATATGGAATTTTAACATATTAATACCCACATGTAATTTTTTTTCACAATAATATTTCTCAAATTTTTCTGCTTCTAATTTTAAATGAATTAATACTATATGTGTATTATCTAATGCTATAATTTTCATACCTGTATCATCAAATTCTAAATTTACATCCATTAGAATTTCTTTCATTGCATCTATTACTAATTTAATTGTTGATGCTTGAACAGTTTTAATATTTAATAAATATTCACTGTTACTCATGATAATTTATAATTAATAATAATTATAAATCTTTCTTTAAATATAAAAATTTATAATTATTCATTTGAAGCATCTATATAAATATATTTAGTTTTATCTTCATTTATTTTTGATTTTTCTTCTGATGGTTTTATTGTTGTTGATGCTAATTTAAAGAATGTATCTGAATTAGGAACATTATAAAAATTAGTTAATGATTTTCCAATTTCTCCTTCCGTTAAAAAACTCATCATTGAACCTTGATTGAATCCAAAATTAGCACTTTTACCTATATTAATATTAGTTGTTTCATTTGAAACTATAGGTCTTGAATATTGTTCTATTATTGTTTTATTTAAACTTTCATAATTATGATATTGCATCTTTATAATTTAATTGTATTTTTTTTTGCTTTATCCATAAATATTTTCATTTCTAAATCAAATGCATCACATGTTTCTCTTATTTCGTTCCAATGTTTTTGATTTTTATTTATTTCCTTTTCTTTTTTCTCTTTTATATCCCATAATTCCATTAAAGTTTTTGTTATATTTTCACCATTTCTTTCAAATACCTCTTTTATTATTGTTTTTTCTATTCCTTCAGGTGATTGTTTAATTACTTCATCCATTATTCTTATTATTATTAGTATAATAATTATTTATATATAAATTTTTTTTATAATATTATTAAGAATAAGTAATATATGTCTTCCTCATTATCATTTATTAATGATGGTATTATTAATACATATATTAATAATTCATCATGTAATATCGCATTAGGACTCAAGTTATCTGGTAAAGGTTTAAATGATCCTATTAATAATAATAATATATATGATTCTAATGGTATTGGATTACAATTAATAACTAATAATAGTAATAATAGAGAATTAGGTTTAATAGATACAAATAATTTAAATAAAATTCAATTTTCCATAAATAATTCAAATATTCAAATTAAAAGTATTAATTCTAATAATCAGTTAATACCTGTAATAATTAATTCAAATATATTCATAAATAACTCAAATATTGGTATTAATATTAATAATCCTATGAATTATTTACATTTACATTATCCTTTAGAAAATCAACAATTATCTGATATTGGAATTCAAATGACTGATATTATAACAGGTATTAATAGTAATAATGGAATTATATTAAAAAAAGATAATAATCAAAATTTAATTATTAATAATAACTTTTCAAATGCAAATATTATTTTAGGAACTTCTTCTAATTCAAATGCTATTTTTATAACTTCTAATGGTTCTATTGGTTTTGGAACAAATAAACCATCTCAATATTTAGATATTATTGGAAATACTAATTTTAGATCTAATATAACTGTTAATGGTTCTATATTTAGACCCAATGGAACACCTTATGTTAGTAGTCAATGGTCTAATTCTTCTATTATACCTTCAACTATTTTTTATAATTCAGGTGGAGTAGGTATTGGTACAACAAGTATACTTATTCCAACTGTCGATAATGCAACTGATATTAATTTATCTGTTATTAATGGAATTACATGTAGAAAAATTTATATTGATAATCAAAGAGTTGATTCAACATTTATTACTAGAACTGGTAAAAATGCAAGTGAAATTGATACAGGTATATTAAAAATTGCTTTTGGTGGCACTGGTTTAAATTTTTTTAATTCTGATGAAATTCTATTTGGTGGTACTATTGGTGTAAATAATGCAATTAAACAATCCGCTAATCTTAGATATATTGAAAGTAATGCTTCTTTATTAATAACAGGTAATATTGGTATTAATACTGAAAATCCAAGAAATATTTTAGATGTAAATGGTACTATTTTTGCATCAGCATATTCAACACCATCAGGTTCTATTAATTTTCTTTCTGGTCCCGCACAACGTAATAGAATGGTAATTACAAGTGAAGGTTTAATTGGTATTGGTACTGTATCACCTCAATCATTTATGCATATAAATAATCCTTCATCGACTGATACAAGAATTCAAATAACAAATGATACAAGTGGAGGAACAATAAATAATGGTTTTATTATAGGTAAAACAACTAATAATGATTCATATATAACAAATCTTGAAAATGCAAATTTAAGTCTAGGTACAAATGGAAGTGATAAATTAACTATAACAGCAAATGGTTTAATAGGAATAGGAACAAATAATCCACAATCATTATTACAAATTACTAATCCATCAATTGCAAATACTCAAATTCAAATAACTGATTTAAATAGTGGTAATAGTATTAATGATGGTTTTATAATTGGTAAAGATTCAAATAATGAATCTTATATAACTAATCTTGAAAATACTAATTTACGTTTAGGTACAAATGGAATAGATAGATTATTTATTACTTCTAATGGATTTATTGGTATAGGTACAAATAATCCTAAATCTTCAATTCATATTAATAATAATATTAATAATAATATTGTAAGAATTCAATTAACTGACAGTAATTGTGGTATTAATTCTAATAATGGTTTCGTTTTAGCAAAAGATATAAATAATGATTGTTATTTAACTAATTTTGAAAATGCTAATTTAAGATTTAGAACAAATGGTAATGATCAAATGATTATTAATTCTAATGGTTTTATTGGAATTGGTACAATAAATCCTAAATCAATATTACAATTAAATAATTCTTCTAGTAGTGATGTAAGACTTCAAATAACTGATATTAATAGCGGTTTTGAATCATCTAATGGTTTTATTATAGGTAAAGGTATAAATAATCAAGCATATTTAACTAATCTTCAAAATGCTAGTTTACGTTTAGGTACAAATGGAACTGATAAAATGACAATATCATCATCTGGTTTTGTTGGAATTGGTATTGCATCTCCTCAATCATTATTACAATTAAATAATTCAACTGGTGGTGATGTAAGAATACAATTAACTGATATTAATAGTGGTAGTAGTATTAATGATGGTATTGTTTTAGGTAAAACTATAAATAATCAATTTTATTTAACAAATCTTGAAAATTCAAGTATGCGTTTAGGTACTAATGGTACAGATAGATTAACAATATCATCATCTGGTTTTATTGGTGCAGGTATTGGAAATCCTCAATCTATGTTTCATTTACATAATCCAAATGGTGGTAATATAAGAATACAATTAACAGATGCATTATTTAGTGGTGTTTCTGTAAATGATGGTGTTGTAATTGGAAAATCAATAGATAATCAAGGTTATTTTACAAATTTAGAAAATGCAGGTTTACGTTTTGGTACAAATTCTATTGATAGAATGATTATTAATTCTAATGGTTTTATTGGTATTGGTACTCAAGATCCAAAACAACGATTACATATATGTCATTCTAATAATAATTTAATTAGAATTGAAACTAATAATGATAATATTGACCAAATTAGTGGTATTGAATTTGGTATTCCTTCATATTCTTCTTCTACTAGAAGTAAAATAACTTCAACTAGTTTATTAAATAATGCCAATAATTTACAATTTTATACAGCAATATCTTCTAATAATTCTACTTTAAAATTAATTATTAATAGTAATGGTTATATTGGTATTGGTACAAATAATCCATTATCAATTTTACATTTAAATAATAATGATTCTAATAATGATATAAGAATTCAATTAACAGATAATCAATCTGGATTATTTTCATCAAATGGTGTAATAATAGGTAAAGATAAAATTACAAATAAAGCATATTTTATTAATCAAAATAATGCTAATTTAACATTAGGAACTAATGGTATTGAATATTTAACAATTAATAGTAATGGTAATATAGATATAGGTAATTTAAATTCATCAAATCAAAATTTAAATATCATTGGAGATATGAATGTTAAAGGAAAAATAATATTTACAAGTATTTTTTCAAGTAATGGAGATCAATTAGGTTCTCAATGGGAAAAACAAAGAAATGCATCAAATATTTATTATAATTATGGTAATATTGGTATTGGAACAAATGCTCCAGATGAAAAATTATCTATAATTGGAAATTCAAAAGTTATAGGTAATTTAATAATTTCACCACCTATTATTAATTGTAATAATTTACCCATAAGTATTTCATATAAAAATCAACAATTTAATTTTAATACTTTAGGTATTAATATTAATAATAATCAAATTATTAATGCCTATAATACTATAACTACTACTAGTTCATTAAATACATCTTTTTATTATAGAGATAATAGTAATTATGGTTATTATTTATTAAATAGTAATGCATCCATCAATTTCGCAAATTTAATTGATGTTGATGTTATAATTGCAGGTGCAGGTGGTACTGGTGGTACTGGTATTTATAGTAGTGGAGGTGGTGCAGGTGAATTAATTTATTATCCTAATTTTAAATTTCAAAAAGGAACTTATACCATTAATATTGGTATCGGTAATACTAATGTTATAAATGATAGAACTACTAGTATAAATTTAAGTAATAATACACTTATTTATGCACGAGGTGGTGGTGATGGTGCAAGTTTTTCAAATAATATAATTCAATTACCAACAATAGGAGGAGGAGGTGGTGGTGGTATAAGTTCAAATATTTCAAATTTTAATACATCTATTTTAAATTTTCCTTTTATAACTCCATCAAATGTTATTAATATAAATACTAATCTTTTTTCAAAACCAAATATTAATTCAACATCAAATTTTATTTTTACTAATGATGGTGGATTAATTATTACTTCTAATAATTATCCATCTATAACAACTAATATTAATCTTAATAATAATAATTATTTTTGGTATCGTTTTAATAATACCACAAATATTGGTTTAGATAGCAGTGATAATAATTTAAATATGATAAATGTAAATAATAATATAATAATTAGTTCAGATGCAATTAAAGGTAATAATTCTGCATTTTTTAATGGTTCAAATGCATATTTATTAAATAATACTAATTTTAATTTAAATGAAACAGATTGGTCTATTGCATTATGGATAAAAAGAAGTAGTAATAATCGAGCAGAATCATTATTTTCATTTGGAAATAATCCAATTCAAGATGGAAGTAATTTAGATATTGGTTATACATTAAATAATAATCTTCAAATTAATTTTACAGGAACAGGAAATAATTATATAACACCTGAAATTTATGGTTCAGATGCTGGTGTTTGGACACATTTAGCATTTACTTTTAAAAATTCATCTGGAAATAGAAAAATTTATAGAAATGGTTTATTAATAGGAGATTCAGGAACATCAACATTAAAATTATGGGGTGGTAGTTTAATGACTATTGGTTCTAAAGTAAATACTAATTTTTATCAAGGATTAATTAATGATTTTCGTTTATATAAAGATATTGAACTTACACAATCACAAATAACTGAATTATTTAATTCAACAATTATTCGTTATTATCCTATTTTAATTAATAATAATAATCAAATTATTAATCCTATTGCTTGGTATAAATTTAATAATCCAATAAATATTGGTATTGATAGTAGTTCTAATAATTATAATTCTAGTAATTTATTTTCATCTGTTGTTGAATATAATGTTAATAATATAATTAAAGAAAATAGTAGTGCATATTTTAATGGAAATAATAATAGTTGGTTATCAGGATTAGATTTTAATTTAAATAATATTAGTTTTACTATTTCAGTTTGGATTAGATTATTATCTATAAATAATGATAATATTTCAGCAAATAAAATAATATTAGGTTATTCAACTGGTAATAATATTACTAGAGGTTCATTAAATATTGGTTTTAATCAAAATTCATCTGTCTTTTTTGATTTTATGAATGATAATTTAACTTATCCACAAATAAATACAAATGATTTTAATATTTGGAATCATTGGTGTTTTGTTTATAATATAAATGGTAATATTAGACAAATATATAAAAATGGTATTTTAGTTGCAAATGGAATTTCAAGTGGTAGTTTAAATGCAACAGGAGGAAATTATCGTATTGGTTATCGATTTTCATCAGATTCTATTAACACAATTTTTAATGGTTATATGAATGATTTTAGAATTTATAATATTCCATTATCCATTTCACAAATTCAAGAATTATATAAAGGTATTGTTAATGTTTATGGATATATTCCAAGTAATACCAATTATAATGGTTTTATTGGAAGTAATATAATAATAGATACATTATTATCATCAAAAAATAATTATCAAATTTCAGGTATATCTTCAAATATAATTGAATTTAATTATTCTAATTCTAATTATTCAATTTCTAATAATTCAAATTTTATATTTACAACTGATGGTGCTATTATTGTTAATTCGAATAATTATATAAATTTAACTGAAATAAATGGAATTTATACTAGTAATAATAGTAATAATAGTAATTATTTATGGTATCCTTTTAATAATTTTAATACAAATAATTATGGTTTAGATAATAGTGGTAATAATTCAAATCTTAATATTAATGGTAATTTTAATTCAAGTAGTGATTCAATTAAAGGTAATTTATCTTTAAATTTTAATGGTATAAATACTTATCTTGAAAGAGAAAATACATTTAATTTAGCAAATAGTGATTGGTCTATTGCTTTTTGGTGTAAAAAAACTTTTAATAATAAAGAAGATATAATTTTATCATATGGAGAACTTTATATTGGTTATACAAATACAAATAATTTAATTGTTGATTTTGGTAATTCTCCCTTCACCACTTCAAGAAGTTTTAATGATACAGGTATTTGGACTCATTTAGTTTTTACTTTCAATAATTCATTAAAAATTAGAAATATTTATAGAAATGGAACTTTTATTCAATCTTTAAATGATCAAACATCACTAACTGAAAATAATTTTTTAAGAATAGGTGTTAAAGTTATTAATAATTTAATAATTTCATATTATTCAGGTCTTTTAAGTGATTTACGAATATTTAAAGATATTTCATTAAATCAAATACAAATTAATCAACTATTTAATTCATATATAGATAGATCATATGCTATATTATATAATAATAATGGTTCTATAATAAATCCAATAGCATGGTATAAATTTGATGATATATTAAATATAGGAAAAGATTCAATAGATTCATATAATCTTTTAAATTCGTCACCTATAGTAACATATAATACTAATAATTATGTAAAAGGAATTGGATCAGCATTATTTAATGGAACCTTTTTATATAATTACACAGGTAGTTTAAGAAATCAAAGTTATTCAATTTGTTTATGGGCATATCCTACAGATATTAGCGGAAATAAGGGTTGGTTTTTTGGTCCCAATAGTGGATCATCTACTTATCCAATTTATGGTTTTATATATTCTCAAAGTTTATATCAAATACAAGCAAATACAGGTAATGGAACTTTAAATTATATATTTCCTGAAGGAATTAATATAATAAATAAATGGGTTCATATATGTTTCACATATAATTCAATAACAAAAAGAATGAATATTTATAGAGATGGTCAATTAGGTTCTTTTGGAATTATGACAAATGATATTACTTTTCAATATTCATCATTAGCAATTGGAAGAGTTTGGAATAATTCAATATATGATTTTATTGGTCAATTAGATGATTTTAGAATATATGATTTTGATTTATCACCATTACAAATTCAAGAAATTTATCAAGGTAGAGTAAGAATATTTAATTATAATTATTATATACCTACAATAAATACTGGTAATCCTTCTTCTAATTTTGCATTAATACCTTCAAATCCAACAAATGGAATTATTGGAATTAGTGGTGGTTCTGGTGGTGGTTTTAATTATAATGAAATGATTACTGGTTCTAATTTAATAATAGGAGAAAATGGAAATGGTATTGGAAGTAATTTATCAACTATTATTAATAAAACTTCACCTGCATCTGGTGGAAATGCTGGATTAGGACAAAGAGGAACAAATGGAATAGTTATATTAAAAATTCCATTAGATGCAGGTCAGAAATGTGATTTAAATATTAATGGTACTATTATTTCACCAAAAATAACAAATAATCAAGGTGATATGCAAATAATTAATAATAGTAATATTAAATTTATTACAGGTACTTCTAATCAAGAACGATTATTAATTACTAATAATGGTAATATTGGAATTGGTAAATCAAATCCTTTATATACATTAGATATAGAAGGTTCAATATTTGCAAGTAATTTAATAATAAATGATATGAATATATCAAATGATATTAGAACAAATTTATTATTATTAAATAATTATATATTAAGTAATAATACAAGTAATTCAAATAATTATAATTATTTGAATAATTATAATAATTTAATAAATCAACCATTTTATAATTCAGGTTCTAATATATATTCATTAAGTAATTTAAGAATTGGTATTGGAATATCAAATCCAATATCACCATTTCAAATTGGTAATGGTGGAAGATTTTCAATATCTAGTAATGAAATAGATAGAACTATTATAGGTACAAATGATATAAATAATTTAAGTAATACATGTATAATTTTAAATGGTAGAACAAGACCAAATATTAATGGTTCAATTGAATATAATACAATTAATTTAGGAAATCATATTTGGAATACAAATGATAATATTACAATTTCTGAAAGAATGCGATTAACAAATAATGGTATTTTAGCATTAAATATAAATAATCCAAATTCAAATGGAATATTACAAGTTAAAGGTAAAGTTAATTTTCATGGAGGTAATCCACAAGCAATTGTAAATAATTATATGCAAGATGGAAGTTTAACAATAGGTGACCAAAATATTAATTATGGTGGAAATATAAATTGGACAACTAATACTGCAGGATTATTATTAGAATGTGCAGATAATACAGAAATAGCAGTTAATGATACAGGTTCAAAAGTTAGTTCATTAATTTATTTTTCAGGTGGAGTTAATTATTATCATGAATATGGACGTAATATGGGTTGGGGAAATCCAAATCAACATTATTTTAAATGTAATTCAATGTTTCAAGTGTTTTTAAATAATGCTTCTTCTGGTTTTCAAAATTTTACAATTGAACCATTATCTTTATGGGGTGATGGAACAACAACTGCAAGTGAAACAACTGGAACTAGACATGCAACAATTAGACAAATTGCACTTCAAAATCCACGTATAGTATCACAAACAGTTGGTTCAAAAGCAATAATACATATGGGAAGAGCAGGTGGAATATCAACAGGTAATTTTTGGGAATTAGCATGTAGAACAGATGGTAAATTTCATATAACTAATAATGGAAGTGATTCAACAAATGGTATATTTATAAATATAGATGGTAAAGTAGGAATTAACAATATTTCACCACCTTATCATTTATATGTAGTAGGTGATATTGCTGCAAGTGGAAATATAATAAATAATTTTTCAGATATAAGATTAAAAAATATTCAATCAAATATAGAAAAACCATTAGAAATAATTGATAAATTAAAAGGATTTTATTATTATCCAAATGATATAGGTATTTCATATGGAATGAAAAATAAAAAACAAATAGGATTAAGTGCACAGGATGTAAATGAAGTAATACCTGAAATAATAGAAAAAGCACCATTTGATACAATTATAAATGAATATAATGAACTTAAATCAAAATCAGGAAATGATTATTTAACAATTTCTTATGAACGTTTAATACCTGTCTTAATTGAAGGAATAAAACAATTAAATGATAAAAATAAAAAACTTGAAAATGATATTATTAATATTAAGAATTATATTCAGAATTATAATCAGAATTATAATCAGAATTATAATGATATCTAACATATAAAAATTGTGGATTAAATATAATATCATTTATATAATAATTTTTAAAATATTTAGTTATTTTTTTTAAATCAATATATGTATCACATAAATATTTTTCTTTAATTAATGATAAATGAACATCTTTTATCATTTTTAAATATTTATTATTATTTAAACATAAATCATAAATACTTTTACCACCAATAATATAAATTTCATTTATTTTTGTATCACTTAATTTTTTACAAAATTCTAATCCATCATCAAATGATTTAAATGCATAAATGTCATTATCATTTGTATTTATTGTTTTTGGATTTGAAGTTATAATTATATTTATACGATTTTTTAATGGTTTTATTTTAAGAGAATTCCATGTATTTTTACCCATTATTATTGCATTTTTTTTATTTGAATTTGTATTTGATGTTATTTTTTTAAATAATAATAATTCTTCTTTAATATTCCAAGGAATACAATTATTATAACCAATACCTCCTTCTAATGTACATGCAAGAATTAAAGAAAAAAATGTCATTTCTTATTTGATAATATTATTACGATTATTTTTTAAATAATTATTATAAATCCATCATATCTTTAATTGCAATTAAATCTAAATCTTTAACTCTGAAAAATTCATATTTATTATTTGGAAGAGGTCTTTTAATTATATAAGGTAATTTATTTTGTTTAAGTTCTTCAATTGCAATTTTTCGTAAATCCATATTTGATTTAATTTTTTCTTCAATTTCAATAAATGGTATAGCACCTAATGCAATTTGATTTGCTCTTGAACTTATTAAATTATTAAATTCATATTTAGTCATTATATTTTTACTTACCTTTGGTTTATCTAATCCAGCTAAAATCTTCCCACACTCATCAAATGGTTGTTTTGTATAATTCATTAATCCTTGTTCCATAAATCTTCTTTATATAGATATCATTTTTTATTTTCACGCCAAGTATAACCACAATTATCACATACATAGAAATATTTCATATGTGTTGGATGATATTTAATGGGGATAATTTGTCTTTTATAATCAGGAATATCACAATTAGTACATTTAATAGTATCATCTTTAATTCTTCTTAATGTTGGATCAAAACGTAAATATTGATTTTTTTGTTGATTATATAATAAATCATCTTCAGTATAAATTGTTTCAGAAACTTTAATTGAAATATTTCCTTTTTCTTCTTTTTCATATTTACAATGTTTACAAAATTTAATTAATTTAGGTTCATCACCAATAACAATATCTTTATTTCCATCACATTCACTACTTTTAATATAAATCATATTAAAACAAATATCACAAAACTCCATATTTCTTTTTCCTATTTTATTATAATTAATCATTTTTTAAATTAAAAGTTGATTTAATAATGCCTCAATAAAAATAGGTTCTCTTCCTTTATTTGATTCTAATAATAATTTTTCAATTTTAATTGAATTATTAATAATAGTTAATTCTCTTCCTCTTTTTTTATTTAATTTAAGTAAATCTAATGTTAATTCTTTAATATTTAAATCATATTGACTATATTTATAAGCAAGTTGTCTAATATCATTTAAATCATATTTAGATTCAAGAAATTTTTTTAAAGGAGGATAATTTAAATTACAAAAATCTTCTGTTATTAATAATGGTTCATTTATTTCAGTTTGTGATATAAAAATAGCAAATATTATATTACGAGTTCCTTGAATATTTTCATTAGAAATTAAATATTTATTTAATTCAATATTTAAATATTTTTTTAATATTATTTGAATTTCTTCATTTGTAAAAAGACGAAAACGAAATAATGAAAATCTACTTTTAATTGGATTTTCAATTTTACTTATATGATTACTTGTACATATAAAATAACAATTATTATGATATTTCTCTAAAATAATTCTAAAAGCAAAGAAATATTCATCCAATTTATCTATATTTTTTATTATAATTAAATGTTTATTTAAATTTACACTTCTTGTTTTAATTATAAAAAGAAGCATATCTTTTAAACAATTTAATTTTTTTGGCATCATTGGATTATCTAAATCAATTTCCAAAAAATATTGATTTTCATTATAAACTATTGTTTTATTCCATATATTTTCATTTCTATAAATATGATTTATATTAAACTTTTCTTTTATTAATTCATCTATAAATAAATCAAATGGAAAACCTATATGTGAATAAAATAACATATTATTATTATAATTTATTGCAAAATTAAGAATTTTATTATATTCTTCTATATTTGTAATTATATTTTTAAAACTTTTACTAAATTCCTGCCATAGTGACATTATATTAGTTATTATTATAAATATAATTATTAAATAGAAATGGCAATAGACCTAAATTCTTATGGTTCATATATTGGGTCTATTATAATTATGATGGTTTTTATTATAGGAATCATAATTATAATTGATGAATTATATAATATAACTAAATTTTGTTATCGTTATACATATTTATATAATTATGGTAAAGCAAATGAAACAACTTGTAAAGAATCTAAATTAGAATATGAAACAGCAAGATTTAGAATTTATAATGAAATTGCTAATTATAAATTTAATAAAGATTTATTTTCTAAATCTTGGTTAAATTATGCTTATCTACTTTCTGTTTTGATTATGACTATTCTTTTATGTATCGCTTTTGGATATTTATTTAAATATCTTTTTATTGATAATAATCTAACTTGTAATTTAAATATTAATGATAATGATAAAACAAGTACAATTGGTTGGTCTCCTTTAAAATTATTATTAAGATGTTTTTGTGGAGATTGTCATAAAATGATTCCAAATTGTTTTACTAATTATCTTATGCTTTTCATTATTATATTTATTTACCCTTTAATCTATATTTTAAAAGTTGCTATAAAAATGGATTTAACTTGGAATGGTGGTTCTTATATGACTAAAATTTTTCATATAATTTTCTTTTCTATGTTAATTTTCTATGTTTATTATATTTATAGTGAAGAAGAAGATATTAAAGATACAACTAAAGGTTTTATGAAACCAAAATATTATAAAATTATAATATATTTAATTTTTGTTACTGTTTTTTATGTAAATAATTATTTATTTGATTTTAAATTTAATGAATATAATAATCTTTCATTATTAGGTAATTCTAATTATAAATCTAATTTAGAAAATGATGATGATGTTGATACTATGTTTTTTGATATTTATAAACAAGAAGAACCTATTAAACCTTTATCATTAGATAAACCATCTTTTTTATCAGATTTTAAATATTGTATTTCTAGTGAATTAACATTAGATTCTAAAAATTCTTATTGTAGTAATATGAAATATTTGCAAATTAATACTAAAACTACTTATCCTAGATTATCAGATAATTCATATAAATGTCTTTATAATAGTACAAGTGATCCAACTTTAAAAATACAAATTGATCAATATTTAAAAAATAGAGATTATTATGCAATTGATAAATTAATAATTGATGATTATTATAAAAAACTTAAAAAATATGATAATGATTTACAAATGTATAATATTAAATATAATATTTATAAAAATAATAAAATTGAATTTCCTGATATTGTATATTTTTTATTTCATATGTGTCCTAAAATGACTGGTATTGATAAAACTGATGTTCAATTATTATTAATTTTAATTATTATTGTTAGTTTATTAACTATTTATTTACGTATGAATAATAATCCACATACTAATTATATATATTATACTATTTATTTATATTTACTTGGAATGATTTCAATTACTGTATTAGTAAATGCAATTTTAACTTATAATACATATGTAAATAAATATTTAATTTATGAACCAATACATAATTATAAAAATTCTCTTTATAATAAAAATATTATTTTTAATATGATTATTAATAATGATGATAGATTAAAAGAAATATATAAATTAAATTCTACTAAATTTAATACTAAAATTTCTTCTATTTCTTTATTATCATCTGAATATAAATATAAAATTAAATCAAATAATGATAATGCAATTACTGTTACTTTAACTGATTTTTTTAATAGAATTAAGAAAAAACCAGAAATTATTAATGATCCAAATGATTTTTATAATATTAATAGTCCTGAACCTCCATTAATTAATAGTTTTTCTTTAAATATGAATAATGCTAATCAAATTGATTATATTTTTAATATTCAAGTTAAATTTTATAGAGTTATTTATTCTTTTATGTTATTTCATAATAAAAAAGCAGATATTAATTTAGATAATACCATTAAATCCTATTTTTTAATTAATAGAACTCAAGGTTCTAATATTAGAAATGATAATTATGTTAAATTTAATTATTATAAAAATTCTATTATTGATACTATACCATATATAAATGTACCAAATGATATGAATTTATTATCTGAAACACAACCAATAAATATAGATATTTTATATTTTTTAAGATTAGTTGAATCAACTTTTATAAATAGTGAAGAACAAGTTATTAAAAAAATAATTCAATTAAAATTAAATATGGATTATTATATATATTCTGATTTAATTAATAATATTAATATTTATAATAATTTACCAACTACCATTATTTTATTTAAAACTTTTATTGATAATAAAATTAATTATAATGAAAGTGAAATTAAACGTGATAATAAAGATAGTACATTAACTCAAATAATTAAAAATTATAAATTTAATTATGTTTTAATAGAAAATGCTTTTGCTGTTTATTCCGATTTTTTAAAAGATTTTAGAAAACAAATAGTTAGATTATTTAATACTTGTGGTGTTTCTTGTGATGATAATAATTATGTTGATTTTATTAATAAATTTCCACAATTTAAAAAAAAATTATTTAATATTATTAATACTAAAGATGATTCTACATTACGATTTAAATCATCACGTCAAGAACCTAATATAGATATTTATAAAAGAATTTTATTAAATATTATGAGTAGTCTAAATAAATCTATCACTACTACTATAAATCTTATGAAACTTTATATTAGATCTTTTAGAATAAGTAATTCTAGTAATATTTTAAATACTGCTATTAGTTCTACTGTTAGTTCTACTGTTACATCATCAAAACAATTTACAAATTTTAAAGAAGGTGACCAATTACAACCAGCAGATTTTATAAATGAATTAATAACAAATTATAATATTTATAATATAGATTCTGAACGTCATATAAGTAATGATTTAATTAAACAATCATTTAATATAGAACCTAATTATAAAAAAAGTAAATATGATAAATTTGATGATATTGATATTAAAAAAATGAAAATTAGTTCAGATAATGTTTCTTGGTCATTTATAATTCTTATTATTATTTTTGCTATTATCTTAATAGAACCTACAGTAATTTAAAAAATGTCTTGTGATAAATTGAGTAAAGACTATTATAATTATTTTCTAGGAAATACAGATAATTTAGAAAAAAAAATAATATTTGATTATTTTGATATTAATTATTTACCTTTAAAAAATTTACCTATTGTCTATTTTTCAATGAATGATATTAATATGACTAAATTAAAATCATTAAATCTTACTGATGAATCTTTTATTAGTCTTATAAATGATCTTTTAATTAAAATAAATTCTTTAATGGATAATAAAGATAATAATTATAATACTTTTAATATTTATTATATGTGTATTATTTTATGTTTTTTCTTAATTATTATTACAATTTCTTTTTTAAGAATTATTCAATATAAATATCCATTATATTATACTTATATTTTAATTGGAATTATTATTATTTTATTATTAGTCACCAGTTTATGGTTTTTATATGTAAATACCTCTATTCTTTAGTTTTATCTAATCATCTATTAGAAAATAAGAATATCTTTATTAAATGACTAGTTTAGCATTTGGATTTAAAGATTTAGTTAATAGTTATCCTACTGGACAATCATTATTAGATTTGTCTTCTTTATTAATAAATGATAAACAATTGAAAAATTTTAATCCTACTCGTTATAATTTTTATATTAAATTTATGAATGGTTTATCTAATCCTGAATCTCTTCAACAATTTTTTTATAAAACTAAACAAGCAAAATTATATAAAGAAGAACTTAATAATAAACTCGCTAAATTTGCTGAATTAATTCGTAAATTAAATTTGAGTGTAACTAAAAATGATGCAAATAAAATTAAAGAAAAAATAATAGATACTATTAAAAATAGATATAATTTATCTGAAAATGTAACTTCTAAATTAACTGATATGATGTCTGGGGGTGCTTCTTATTTAAATAAAGGTGATGAACCTATGCATAATTTTATTAAAACTGTAAATAATGAATTACCTGAAATTTCATCAAAAAGTATTAAATCTGTTAATGATTTATTAATTGAAACTGATTCAACTGATAATCTCACTAAAGGTAAAAGTAAAACAGATATAATTTCAACAGCTGAAAATATTTATAATAGTTATAAAGATGATGTAAATTTAGATAAATTTAAAATTACATTAACTGATCGAATTGTTTTTATTATTACTACATTATTAATTCGATTTTTAACTTTATTAATTATTCAATGGGGATTAGATACAAATTTAATAACATCTTTTCATGCATCATTTAATTATTATTGTTTTATTTATCTATTATTCTTTGTATTTATTACTACTTTTGTTAATGTAATTATAGCATATCCAATTATAGATTTATTCTCTAGTTCTAGTATTGCAAATATTCCTAACTTTTTTTATTATTTTTATATATACACAAATGGTTTTTTAAGATTATTATTACATATAATTTTTATTTTAGTAATTTTATTTATTCCTTATATTATTAGTATTGATAAATATATTCTTAAAAGATCTAATGAACCTATTAATATTAGTAAAGATCAAGATAAAAAGAAAAAAATTTATGATACAATTTCTTTATTTTCTATAATTATTTGGATTATGACTAGTATTATTGCATTTAAATTTTAGGTGTTTATTTTTTCAATAAATAATTTAGATAGATTAATTAAATGGACAGTTTAAATTTACAAAGACAAGGTCTTTTATTAGAACTTGTTAGAAATATAACTCAAAATAATACTCCTGGTTATTCTGATGAATATATTTATAAAAATGTTTTAAGATATAAAGAATTACTTCAAGATTTTTATGTAATTAAAGATCTTGGAGAAATTTTTCCATTTCAAAAAGAAAATGAATTAAATAAACTTCATAGAATCTTTTATGGTGAAGATTTTAATTTTAGTGATCCTTCTGAAAATGGTCTAGGTAAAGGTGAAAATATTTTTGAAGAATTTAAAAAAGTTTTTCAAAAAGTTAAAGAATTAGCTACAACTAAAGACCAACTTTCTGAAAAAATATTACAATCTTTAAAAGAAATTTTAGGAACTGTTGTTTATTCTAATTCTAAATCTAGTACTCAAATTATGAGTTATTTAAATTTAATTGATATGACATTATCACAATATAAACCTATTATTAGTCATGATAAAGATTCTACTAGTATTAAAAAATTTACTAATTCTAGTGATTTATCTCGTTTTAAAAAAGAACAAGATAAAATTACAGAAATAGTTAAAAAATCTAAAGATGAATATGATAAAGAAATTATAAATAAACAAAAAAGTTTTGAAGAAAAACAAAAATCTAAGGAATTAGAAGAAAGTGCAAAAAGAAATGAAATTATTGAAAAAAGAAAAAAAGAAGCAGATATAGAAGAATCTAAAAGAATTAAAAATTTACAAGAACTTAATACACTTAAACAACAAAAAATAGATTTTAATTATGATGAATATAAAGAAACTGGAAAAAAAAAATTAAAACATCCAGAAATAGATTTATTTACAATTGAAGAAGAAAATAAATGTAATTTTGATAATGAATTAGCTATATTAACAACTAGAATTGGTTTAGATAAAAAATCTAAAAAAAAATTATCTAAATGGGAATCTGATAAATTTAGATGTTCTAAATTAATTCAATTTGAAAAATTGAAATATGCTAATAAAACAAAAGATATTGATACCTTATTAAATGACGTTAATAATCTTTTTTTAACACCTACTGAAATTCAGGAATTAATGAATTATAATAAAAAACATAATGATATAGATGATACCAAATTTATAGATAAAGATAAATTTTTAAAATTACAAGAAATGAAAACTAAATCATCTTTTAATATTTATAAATTAATTGGTAACTTAAATGGTGATATTGGAATGTTACAAAAAGGGGAAAATGAAGATTTAAAAGAAATTAAAAAAAGTAATGATGATAAATTTAAAAAACAAAAAGAAGATATTGCAGACAGGAAAGAAGCACAAAATTTAATTAAAAAAATTATCGAAAAAAATGAAAGTATTAATCTTAAAGATGATGATAAATTTAAAATTGAATATAACAAAAATAGTAATTTATATAGTTTTTTCTTAAATTACTATTTACATATACAATTTTATTTTCAATTAATTGAATATAATTCAGATGGTAAATTAAAATCAACAATTGTTAAATATACAAATATATTTAATCATGCAAGTGATTTATTACAATTATCTATTGATGATTATAAATCAAATAAACAAACTTTAATTATTAATTTATTCAATTGTATATATTTTTTTACTCAAATATTTATAAGTTTTAGTAAAAAAACAGATAAAGAAAAAATTGAAGAAAAAACACGATTAACTAGATTAGCAGATAATACCATTAGAGTTGATAAATTTGTAAAATTTACATATGATAAATTATCTAAAAATTTACCAAAAGAAGAAGTAAATTTAAAAACAGATTTATTAGAAAATGAAAATATTAATAATTTATTTCTTCTTATTAATTTATTATTTAATTTACAATCTAAAGAAAATTATTATAAACCTGTTTTAGTATCATTTAAAGATAGTCAAATACATACCTATTCAAATATTCAACAAGAATATAGAGAAAACTATATCGTCTTTCTTCTTGAACTAAATTTATATATTGCAATGGAAAAACTTAAAGTTAAAATAGAAAAAAAAGAATTTAATACAAATCAAGAAGAATTTGAAAAAATAAATAAAAGTACATCTAATTTAGTCAAAGATTTATGGAAATATATACCTACCACTTCTAAAACTTATTCAACTACTGGTATTGGTGAATCTACACAAGCATTATTAGAACGAATACAACAAACTATTATAAAATTATATGATTTAAAATGTTTTAATCAAAGAAAAGACCCTAAAAATCCAGATATTGATTTACTTGATGTCTTAAAAAAAATTAAAATTGAAGAATTAAAAGAAAGTACAACAAGATATGAACAAACTATAGAAACCATTTTTAAAATTAATGATAAAGATTTTAAACAAGAATTATTTAAAAAAAAAAAAGAAGTTGAATCTAAAACAAAAATATCTAATAGTAGTAACATATATATTTTAAATTTAGAAAAAATTAATAATATTTTAAAAAATTTAAAAAAACAAGAAGATATACCATATGATAAACTACAAGAATTTAAAAAAGATATTAAAATTGAAAAAAGTGAACAAATAAATGATATAATTAAAGATAATATTATTAAATATTTAACTAATAAAGAAGAATGGAATATTAAAGATAAAAATGAAAGAAAAGTACTAATTGAAATTTTAAGTGTATATATTAAAATTAAAAAATTTAATCAAGAAACTCTAGAAACTGAAGAAATTAATGAATTAAAACAAATAACTCAAGAAAATTTAGAAGAAAATTTAAAAGAATATTTATTACAATTATTATTATTTTCAAAAGATTTTAATGATATTATGAAACGTAATATTCTTATTTCATTAATATTAAATTATTATTTAGAAAATAATAAACAAACTATTAAAGAAAAAATAATTGAATTAATAACTAAAAAATTAACAAGTTTTGACACATTAAAACCAGATAATTCAGATAAATTATTTTTTATTGCTAATTGTTTAATATATTTATATCATTTTTATATTTCAAATAAAAAAATAGATATTACATTTAATGAAAAATTAGATATTAAATTAATTTATAAATATTTATATGGTTTATTATTTAATAATATAATTACATTTGAACCTTTTAAAGAAATAAAAAAGTTATCTAATGAATTATGTGAAGAAAAAACTTTGAATGATTTAAAAAATGAATCATTTGGTTATTTTTTAGATGCTAAAGATATAACTGATTTTTTAAAAAAACCAAAAGGTTTTTCTTTGGTATTTAAAAATGGTAATTTAACTATTTTAACTATATTTGATAATATTTATAGTCCAAGTTTATTAAATAGAAAAAAGGATTATGGATTAATATTATATTATGATTCAAAAAAAACACAAGAGGATTATGACAAATATAAAAAATTAATGTATATTTTAAATATATTTATTCCATTATTTGAATATAATACATTAGATAAAGAGAAACTTAAAGAAAAAATTAAAACAACTTTTAAAGATAATACAGAAATAAAAGATTTAGTTGATAAATCAAATTTTGAAGCGTTAGTACAAGAAAATCTATATAGTAAATCAGATGATAGTAAACCAGACTATATAGATGTTATTTATGGTTCTTTTAGTAATGATTTATCTATAAAAAATAATACGAATCATGAAAAATTTGAAAAAAATATAACTAAAATTAAAGTTATTTTATCCTTATATAATAATTATCTTTCTGGTATAGATTATAAAAGTGCTAATTTAACAACTTTTACGAAATATTTTGACATTTTAAAAATATTATTAAATATTGATGATTCTGATTATAATAGTATAATTAGTGATAAAAATTTTTATGCTAATTTAATTTTTGCAATTAAAATTTTAAAAATAATCTATAATAATAATTTTTTATTTAAAAAATTGCGAGATGAATATTATGAATTATTATCTAATATATATGATAAATTATTAATATTAGATAAAGATATATCAACTGATGATATAATAAAATATAAAAAAGATATTGATACAACTATTAATGGTTTTTTTAATGAATCTTTAATAACAAATACAACAGAAGATATTAAAGCAATTATACTTAAATTAATAATCTGTAAAAAAATAAGAAATAATACTGAACAAAAAAAAATTAAAGAGTTGTTAAAATTACATAATAAAATTTCACCGACTATTAATAGTAGTAATGAAGATATATATTATTTTCTTAAAAATGATGAAAGTGTTTTTTCTATTTTAAATGAAATAGTATATAATATAAAACAAAATTTAAATGATAATATTATCGAAGTAATATGTAAATTATATTTAGGTAATAATGAAATAAATTTAAAATATTTTATTAATGAAAAAATATTTGAAAATGAAAAAATATTTGAAAATGAAAAAATAAAATTAATATTAGCATGTTTTTTAAGATATACAATTAAAGAAAGATTTGAAAACACCGAAAATTTAGAAAAATATTATCAAGAGTTTTTTAAAACATTATATTCTAATCCAGTTCCTGAATTTGACCCAACTATTATTAAATTTATATATGCAAATATATTAATTTTAATAATGAATAATCTTTTGGAAGTTAGTTTATATGATAATATTTTATCTAAATTAAATAAATATGTTAATAGTGATAAAGATTTTATTTTAAGCATTAAAGATGTTAAAGAAATAGAAAAAAGTAAAATAGTAAGTTATGTAAAGACTATAACTAAAAGTGATGTATCAAAGATATATGAATTAATAGGTTATGATGAAAGAATTAAAAGTGAAAATTTAAAAAATGTTTTATTATTTATGAATTTATTAAGATATTTATCTATATTAAATTACAAAAATGAAGAAGATAAAAATTTAATAGATAATTTACTTAAACATTTAAATGAAAATAACATAATAAATGGAACGATAAAAGAAAAAATTATTGAAACTCTTCAAAGATCTGATAAAAAATATATATTAGATATAAATGATAATAAAATGGAAATTAATTTTATAACTTATGATAATAGTTCAAATTTACAACAACAAGGGGGTAATTTTATATTAAATTCATTTAAATTATTAGATGTCTTTAAATTATTTTATAATTATTTAGGTATTAATGAATTTAATGAAAGTAGTTCTATAAATGTATATAAATTATATTTTATGTTAAATATATATGGTTATTATAATGAAGATCAAACATTATTATTAAATTTAAAGAGAATAATAGATAATGAGATTCATTCATATGCAATGGTTTCAATGGTTCAACATGATATAGATTTAATAAATGAACAAACAAAAAAGTTTTTTTTAGAATATATAAAAACATTTAATAAATGTGATACAATAATTAAAAATTATTATATATCGGATAATGAATTATTAAGATATTTATTTATAAATTTTATTTATAGATTTTATAAAAATTTAGAAAAAGAAGATATTAATTTAAATTTAGTTATTAATGGGGTAACAACAACTATTAATAAATCATATGAAAAAGTTTGTAAAGAAATTAATGAAATGATAGCAAATAATGATTTTCTTTATAATACTGAAGTAATTAATATTAATAAAGGAACAGGAACTTTAATAGATGAAGTTAAATTTTTCTTATCATTTATATATAATTTCACAAAAAACCAACAAGACATAATAACTATTAATAATTCAAGTGAATTAAATGTTTATATTGTAATGGAACTTTTAAGTAGTGAATTACCTATAAATTTAAAAATAAATGATATTGAATATAAAATACCAAATATTAAATATAAACCTTATAAATTTAAATTTGATAATGAAGAACCATTATCAGTAAAAATTGTATTAAATGAAAACCAATTAAGATTATATGATCATATATTAAAAAGTAAAAATTTAAAAGAATTATTATATATATTAACTAAAGATTTTTATTTTATTGATTTTGATGTTACACAATCATATAAATATAAATTTTATATTAATTCAGAATTAATGGAATTAATTCAACCAACAATTAATTTAAAACGAACACTTATTAATTATAATTATTATAATCATTTTATAATAGATGATGATAATAATAAAATAGAATTTATAAAATTATTAAAAATAAATGATATTAAATTAATAACTCATATTAATTATAGTTTATATTTATCATCAGCATTATTTATTTTAAATTCACCAAAATTATTATCTTATAATTTTAAATCTTTAATTTATCTTTATACATTAATAAAGGCAAGTTCTAAAGAATTTACATTATTAAATACATATACAGGAGAAGACCCAATAATATTAAGATATAAATTATTTATATCACAAATTGATATAATTAAATTTATAGAAAAAATAATATTTTATATGAGATCACAAATAAATTTCAAAGGAAATATAAATAATTTTTTTAATATTATAATTAAATTTAAATTAGAAAATCCATATTTTAAAGATGTAAATTTAAGATTAGATGAATCTATAATTGAAAAAATATTTAATAATCCATTAAAAGGAAGTAATATAATTAAAGATAATAATATTGAATTTTATGAATATATTCATAAATCTGTTGAACTTATGTTTGATATATTTAAACCAACTAATATAAATGAATTTCATACAAGATTAATAGATGATTTTTTCATTCCATTATTAAAAGGATTAAATGCAAAAAATTTTAATATAAATCAATTAGAATTAAGTTTAATTGATTTAAATATTTCATTTTTAAATAAAAATTTAAGAACTCCATTATCAATAAAGGGTGGAAATAATCCAATTATAAATGCATTTGATACAGTAAAAAATACAGTTAATAATTATAATATAGTAAATGAAAATAGAGAAGAAACAATTATAGAAAAACAAAATAAAGAAAAAATATTTGTTTTAGAAAAATTAAAAAAAATAGATAAATTCATTGGAAGTTTTAATAATTTTATAAAAGATTCTAATTATAAAATAACAGAAAAAGATAGTAATGATAAATATACAGAAGGAATATTACAAACATATCAAAAAAATTATGATAATTATAGTATTATTAAATTAACAGATGAAATTAATAAAGATAGAGGTAATAATGGAGAGATACCAATAGATGATATTAAATATCCAGAACCACACGAAGATAATTTTTCATCAGTAATTAGTATAATTAAAAATAAAGTTCAAAATAATAATTATAAAATTAAACAATTAGATGATGAATTACAAAAAGAAGAAAGTAATGTTCAAATTAAAATAAAGGAATTTAAAAAAGAATTATCTGATATTAAAACTTTAATATTACCAGAATTAGAATCTTTTAAAAATTCAAATGATAATTTAATTAAATTAAATTTATCAAATTTTTTTTCAATGAATGAAAATTCTAATCCTGATATTTTAGATGATATAAACGAATATATAAATATGTATGAAGATATAATAAATAAATATAAAAGAAGTATAAAAGAATTAGTTAGTAAATATATTAATCAATTAGATATAATTAAAAGATTAGAATCATCAAATGATGTTGTTTTAAAAAATAAAGGATTTAAAGGATTTAAAGGAGGTTATAATAAAATAAAAGGTGGACAATTAGATTTTAATATAAATGGAACAACATTAAAAAATAAAAATGAAAAATTAAAGAAAATAGATAAAATTCAAAGTGATTTTAAAAAATTTAAAGCATCAACTAGTGCAATTACAAGTAATGATGAAAATGAAGAATTATTAAATAATTTTTATGATAGTACAGGAGATAATATATTTGAACGAATTTTATATCAATATGATAAAGATAGTAAAAATTCACTTCCTGAAATAGCAAAAGGTAAATTATATGATGCAGTAGTAGATAATAATTTAGATCCTGAAATTGAATTAGAAGTAAATTTTTATGATAAATTAATATTTATAGGATTAATTGTAATTATTAGAATAATTACATTACAATTAACTAATTATTTTATAGATAATAATTCAATTACAACAGTAGCACAATCTATGATATATTATAATTTTATTTAATTAATTATATTTTTATGTTTTTTTGCTATTATTAATATAGATATTTTTAGATTAAGATTAATATTTAATTATATGAATATGCATATAAATGCTAGTTCAATTCTAGTACATATGGTATTATCAATTATTATAGGATATATTGTATATCTTTTAATAATTAATATAAGTCCTGAAAATAAACCATCAAGATTATCTAAGAACCAAAAAATAAAATTAAAATTACGTATAGATATTCTTACAATAGCAATTATAACTCTTTTAATTATATTTGTTCTTGTTGTTTAAGATGATATTTAAATACTATTGAAATATTATGTTTATAATTAATAATTTTACTATTTATAAAATCACTCATTTCTAAATTATTTTTATCAATTGTTATTATATTTCCACTAACATTATTTATAATATTATCTGATATATATCCATTATTTTTAATTATTTTTATTTTATCATAAATTGAAAAATAATATGGTTTATTTATATTTAATGTATAATTATTATTTACCATTAATACATCATTTACTATTGATATATATTCATTCATATCAATTTCATTATTAAGATAATCTATTAAAGTTATTGTCCAATTATTATTACTTAACATTATATCAATATAATCATCTATTATTGGTTTCCAAACATCCCATGATGAATTATAAACATCACTTAATATATAAGTATAATTTACTTGTTTTATTCCATCATTTATAATTAAAATAAAATAAGGGGTTTTATTTTTTATATTAGATGGCATACAAATAGAAACAGGATAAATTGAATGAAATTTAATATCTATATTTGGAGTAACTCTAAAATTGTTTTTAGTTGTATTTATAATAAATGTTTTACATTTAATTGATATATTTGTATTTATTATTGGTTGTTGAATAATTGGCATTTTAATAGGTGTTGATTGTATATCTATATCATTTATAGATGGTGTTATTGATGATAATTGATTTTTTTCATTAAAATTTATTTTAGATATTGATGCACGTAATGCTTCTGCTTCTCTTATTTTTAATTCTAAATCTTCTTCTTTATTTTCATTTAACGATATAATTTCATTTTTATCATTTAATATTTTTGTTTCAACTATATTTTTTATTTCAATTAAAACTAATTTATTTAAATCATTATTTGGAATACTAATACCTGCTTTATTATAAATTGACGAATAAATATTTGTAAAAATATCTTTTGAAAAATCTGTTAATTTATATTTATCATATAACATTTTTAAACAAGATTGATATAATGTTGATACATCCATTATTAAATTATTATTAGTATATTATTTAAATAACTTTATAAAATTGATTTTATACTTGGTCTAAAATATCTAAATCTTAATTTTTTCATTTTAGTATCTGTATATTCTGATTCTTTTATAATATTTTCAAATTTTGTATTTTTATTTACTTTAAGATTATTTAACCATAATAATTGAAAAGCAATTGAAAACATTCCACATTCTGTATTACTTATTTGATGTCTAATATTATTTATTTGTATTGGAAAAGGTTTTTTAAATAATTTTTCTGATTGTTCTTTAATATCATTAAATACTGGTTTTAAATATTTTGGCATATTACCGGTTGTACTATCATAATAATAACCACCAAATGAAGATAATTCAGGATCAAGAACAAAAAAACTAGAAGTCCAGTGTGTTCCTGGTTCATTAAAACGAGATAAATTAGTTATAAAACCAATATATTTTATATTACCTTTTTCTAAAATTTCCTTAATATTTATATTACAAAAACTTGAAAATTGACAAACACCATCTTTTTTTAAACCAAAATCTATTGAAAAAACACCTAAAAATTTATATTTATATTCTGGTAATATTTGATATTGATTCATAACTTTAATTATATCAAAATTTGATAACCATTCAACTGGATTTTTTACCCATTCTTTTGGTTGTGATGGTCTTAAATCATTTCTTTCAATATTAGTAAGTTCATTTAATATTGATGATTTTTTTTGAAATCTTGCCTCTTGTTTTAAAATATCTATCCATGCCCAATATTTAATTTTATCATTTTTTTTATATTTTATAAAATTATTATTAATATTTATAATTATATCATTTATTGATTCATCTGATTTTATAATAATTTTATCACATTTAAATGGGCATAATTCATTCCATATATTAGCTATTTTTTCAAGTGATTCACGACTATAACAGTATTTCCTTTTATTTGCTGAAGGACTACAAAACTCCATTTTTTATTATTCTATCAATAAATTATTTAAAAATAATTTTAGTTCTTATTAAAACTTTATCAATTAGTTATATTTAATTATTATATAATAATTATCATAAATTTATACTATATTTGAAAAACTTATAAAAAATATACATATAGTGCTCTTAAAAAAGTATTAAATCTTAAAAAACGAATAACATAGATAGTGTTATTAAGAAACTAAAAAAAATATTTAACTATATAGAATAATATAAATAAATAAAAATTGATTAATATATTTTTAATTTAAAAATATATAAAATAAATATAATATGTCAGCAGCTAAAACAGATTTGCAAAGCTTCTTAAGTAAATTTAAATCAGAAAAAGGAAAAGCTTTTACAAATACTAGCATTGCAAATCCCAGGATATCAGTTAATATCCCTACTGACAATTATGATACTTTTCTAGATTTATATGCACTTGCAATAACTAGCGGAGTATCGGTTTATTTAACAGAAAAACCATTAGATCCCAGTCCTCTTAGAGTTGATTTAGATTTTAGATTTTCTAAAGATATTACTATGCATGAAGAAAGATTTATTCAACGTAAATATAGTGAATCACATGTTCATAAAATAGTTGATTCTTATTTTAAAATTATTAATAATTATTTAATTATTAATGAAAAATCTAATATTGCATATGTAATGGAAAAACCAGTTCCGACTGAATATAGAGGAAAAATCAAGGACGGAATACATATAATTTTTCCACATATTATTGTTAATAATAATATTCAATACTTTATTCGTACTAAAATTTTAGAAAAAGCACAAGAAATATTTAATATTACTGATATTTGTGCTATACCTGATGATATTGTTGATAGAGCAATTATTAGTGCTAATTGTTGGCAAATGTATGGTAGTAAAAAACCAGATTGTGATACATATCGAGTTACTAAAATTTACACATTTAATTTTAATAAAAATGAAACTACTTTATTTGATCATATATCAACAGCAAAAGATGAAATTGATTATATTCGGTTATTTTCTATGCGTCGTATTGATAGAATTGAAAATGAATTAAAAGAAGAAAATTCAAATGATATTCATGAATATATTCGTCATGTATTACCTATGATGGATAAAAAACAAAAAGATAAATTAGATAATAATATATTTTCATCTAAACTTACTAATATTATTAAAAATTATATTAGTGATGATGAATTTGAATTAGCTAAAAATCTTGTTAATGAATGTTTATGTCATAAACGTGCTGATAGATATGATGATTGGATTAATTTAGGTTGGGCATTAAGAAATATCGATTATCGACTTTTAAATACTTGGATTGAATTTTCAAAAATTAGTAGTCAATATGTTGAAGGTGAATGTCAACAATTATGGGATAAAATGAAAAAAGAAAATTTAAGTATGGGCACTCTTAGATGGTGGGCAAAACAAGATAATTTTCAAAGATATAATGAAGTTATTAATAATTCTATTATTCCTCTTATTGATAATGCTTTAAGTACTGATGGTGCTCATTATGATGTTGCTAAAGTAGTTCAAGCAATTTATAAAGGAGAATATAAAGCAGTTAATAAAGATACATGGTATAAATATGATAAAGATTGTCATAGATGGGTTAAAGCAAGAGAAGGATTAAAATTAAGAAAAGAGTTAAGTGAAGAAGTATGTAGAAAATTTACAGAAAGAGCACAATATTACAATCAAAAAATTATTGAAACTACAGAAGAAGGACAAAAAGAATTTTATAATAAACGTTCTGTTTCTGCACTTAAAATTGCTTTAAATTTAAAAAAAACTGCTTTTAAAGAAAGTATTATGAAAGAATGTAAATGTTTATTTATTGATGAAAAATTTGAAGAATTATTAGATAATAGAAATTATTTATTAGGATTTGAAAATGGTGTTTATGATTTAAAATTACATATCTTTAGAGAAGGAATGCCTGATGATTATATTTCATTATCAACTAATAAAGTATATATTCCTTATAATATTGAATCAAATGAAATTTATGAAATTAATGATTTCTTTCAAAAATTATTTACAAATGAAAATTTAAGAAATTATGTTCTTGATATTCTTGCATGTGCTATTGATGGTAGTATTGCACAAGAAAGATTTTATATATTTACTGGTCAAGGTAGTAACGGTAAAAGTAGATTATTAGATTTAATTCAAAAAGCAATAGGTGAATATTATGCAACTCTTCCAATTGCTCTTTTAACTCAAAAACGTGCAGCTTCAAATTCTGCTCAAGGTGAAGTTGAAAGAACTAAAGGAAGGCGATTTGCAGTTCTTCAAGAACCTAGTGAAAATGATAAAATTAATATTGGTTATATGAAAGAATTATCTGGTAATGATAGAATTCTTACTAGAGGTTTATATAAAGAACCTTATGAATTTAGACCTCAATTTAAAATGATTCTTGCATGCAATGAATTACCTGAGGTTCCTAGTGATGATGGTGGTACATGGAGAAGAATTAGAGTTATTGAATTTTCCTCTAAATTCTGTGAAAATCCTGATCCTGATAAACCTAATGAATTTCCTATGGATCTTCAATTAAATGAAAAATTAGAACGTTATGCAGATGTATTCTTATCTATGTTAATTGAAAGACATAAAACTATTAATCCTGTTAAAATTATTGAACCTCGTGAAGTTATTAATGCTACTCAAAAATATAAACAAAATAATGATGTTATTGGGCAATATATTGCTGATCATATTATTAATGATCCTGCTTCTAAAGAAAAGATTGGATTAATGGATGTATTTAATGATTTCAAACAATGGAGTTATAATAATGTTGCTAAAGGTAAGAAAGTACCAGATAGAAGTCAAATTAAATCATATTTTGAAAAGATATATGGAAATTATGATACTAAAGGATGGAAAGGATTCCGATTCAAAGGTGCTGATGAATAAATAAGATTTAAATTATATTTCTTTTTTTTATTTGATATTAAAAAATGATTATTTAAAAATTAAAATTATTATAACATCAGATATATGACTTATTTATCTATCATTAATAAAACTAAAGTTTTCATTAATAATTATATGAATAATTTAAATGATATAAGTCATGATTATAATCATGTTATTTTAGTTACCAATTTAGCAATTAAAATAGCAAAAAAAGAAGGTATTTATAAACAACGAGATTTATTTCATATTATTATGGGTGCATTATTACATGATTATGGTGATAGTAAATATTCAAATGAATTACAAGAAAAATTAATAAAGGATTATTTACAAAGATTTAAGTATTTAAAAAGATATGATAAATCTGAAATTATTCGTCTTGCTAGTAATATATCATTATCTAAAGAAATTATTAATAAAGATAATAAAGATAATTTTAAAATTAATAAAAAACAATTAAAATTATTTATAATTCAAGATGCTGATAGAATTAATAGTCTTGGTGCTATAGGTATAATGAGATATATTACTTATAATATTAATTCTAAAAAAGAATCTTCTTTTAATGATATAATTATTAATATTAAAAATAGAACTAGTAAAATTAAAAAATTTATTAAAACAAATACTGGTTTTAAAATCGCTAGTTCTAATAATAATTTTAAATTAATTAATGATTTTATTTTAAATTATAATAATTTCTTTGGTGTTTGATAATAAACTATAAATATTATACCTATTGAAACTAATGCACAACCTATTAATTGTTTTATATTTAATATTTCATTTAATATTAATGATGATGAAATTATTGTTACTACAGGTGTTAATATAAATATTATTAATGGAGAAATAATTGTATCTTTTTTTAATATATTTAAATATATTAAATTACAAATAAAAGAAGCAATAAAAAATATAAATATTAATATAAATATATTTTTATAACTAATATTATTAATTCCTTCTATAAAATCTTTATATTTAAAAAATATTACATATATTAATGATGAAACAAATATTACTAAACTTTGTAATGAAAGAATTAAAACATATGGTATAATATTTAAATACATTTTTATTAATACTGGAAGAAATCCCATACTAATGCAAGAAAAAATGGATATATCATCTATTTTATAATATTTCTATTATTATAAACAAAAAAATGTTCCTAAATAGATATTGTTTGATTTAAGCATTAAAAAAAAAATAAAAATCACTATTTCAACATAGTAATTATAAAGTCAAAAAATTTGACTTTTTCCAAGTTCATAAATACTCAGGGCTGCTCAATAAAAACAACAGAACTTGAACGCAAATGAACCGTAATACCTCTGCCTATCTCCTCACGAAGAATTTCACGCAACGCGGGATCAACCACAACATGAAACTTTGTGGGACATGCCTTACGAACACATCTGCAAATAACGAATCTTTTCGAAACTTTAGTCATTTTGTGCGAGCACAATAATTAACTAAATAATTAATTTCATTTTTATATTATTTTAAGTATTTTTAATACATATTTAATTTTCATATATAATAAAAACTTTATTATTTTAATTTATTTATTATATATGAAAATTAAATATTTAATTTATCAATTGTAAAAACAATATCATCATAACGATTTTTATTTTTTCTTAAATCATATATTTTAATAAATTGTTTTAAATGTTCTGGAACTTCATTTATTAATATATCTATCCAGTCCCATGATTGAACGTCTTCAATTATTAATATACCATCATTAGTCATTATTTGTGAATATAATTTTATAAATTGTTTCATACTTTCTAAGGTATGTGGTCCATCATCTAACATAAAATCAAATTTTATATTTGTATTTAAAAAATTATTATTAAAAAATTCTGTATCATATGCATCAATTGATGTATATAATATAATTTTATTATTATTTTTAATATTATCCCAAACATTATTAATATGCATAATATCTAATCCATAAACATTTGCATTTATAAAAAAATCATTCCATAATTTTATACTTCCACCATTATAAATTCCAATTTCTAATACATTTTTAGATTTTTCCTTTTTAGATATCAATAATTTTTGATAAAGTGGTAAATAAGAATGTATTGTATTTTTATCAGTTCTTGAATTATCTACTATTTCTTCTAAACTCATATTATATATATTATATTATATAATTTATATTATTTATATTATTTAAACGAATAGAAACATTTTCTATTCTTAAATTTATAAAATAATTTATTTAGACCTTTGAAAATTTAAAAAATATGAATATGATAGTTTTAATCGAATAATATTACCATTAGTATTTAATTAAAAAGTAATCAAATATAATCTTTTCGGTTGGTGTAATATATATTCTAATCTCCAAATAATTCTTCTAAATAATCATAATCTTTATTTTTAAATACTCTTGATGGTTTTAATATTTCTTTTATTAATTCTTCATACATTTCTTGATTATTATTTTTCATTTCTTTATAGTCTAATTCAAATATTGAAATATTTTTTGAAAAATAGTACCAATCAATTTTATTTTGATTTTTCTCTAGTAATTTAGTTGCATTAGAATTCATTGATAGTAAATTCCAATTAACTTTATCTAAATTTTTTTCAAGTAAATGCATTGCATTAGAATTTAATGATAATTGGTTCCAATTAATTTTATTTTGATTTTTTTCCAAAATTTTAATTGCATTTGGATTTGCAGATAACCAATACCAATCAATTTTATTTTCATTTTCTTCCAAAATCTTAATAGCATTTGGATTTTTTGATAACCAACTCCAATTAATCTTATCTTTATTTTCCTGAAGTAATTTAATTCCATTTGGATTTGCAGATAACCAATACCAGTTTATTTTTTTAATATTTTTTTCAAGAATACTAATTGCATTTGGATTTTTTGATAACCAACACCAATTAATTTTATCTTGATTTTCTTCTAGTAATTTAATTGCATTAGAATTTAATGATAATGAAGACCAATTAATTTTATCCAAATTATCTTCGAGAATCTTAATTGCATTAGAATTTAATGATAAATAATTCCAATTAATTTTATCCAAATTATCTTCAAGTAATTGAATAGCATTAGGATTTAAAGATAACCAATTCCAAGAAATATTATTTAGGTTCTCTTCTAAAATTTTAATTAAATTTGGATTATATGCTATCCATTCGCAATCTAATTTATTTTTATCAATCCAATCTCTTAATTTCCAAATAGGTTTATTTAAACTCATTTTTAGAAAATAAATTATTATTAATTATAAAATCATTTTTTTATATTTAATAACCAAATAATTCTTCTAAATAATCATAATCTTTATTTTTAAATACTCTTGATGGTTTCATTACTTCTTTTATTAATTCTTCATACATTTCTTCATTATTATTTTTCATTTCTTTATAGTCTAATTCAAATATTGAAGGATTATATTCTAAAAAAGAAAATTTGTTAAATTTACATTTATTTTTTTCATTTTCTTTTTTTAGAATTTCTATTGCATTTGGATTTTCTGATATATTTAACCAATTAATTTTATCGCGGTTCTCTTCGAGAATCTTAATTGCATTTGGATTACTTGATAATAATGACCAATTAATTTTATCCCTATTTTTTTTTAGAAGTTTTATTGCATTTGGATTACTTGATAATAATGACCAATTAATTTTATCCTGATTATTTTCGAGAATCTTAATTGCATTTGGATTTTTTGATAATAATGACCAATGAATTTTATTACGATTATTTTCGAGAAGCTTAATTGCATTTGGATTTTTTGATAATTCAAACCAATCTATTTTATTTTGGTTTTTTTCAAGAAGATATATAGCATTTGGATTACTTGATAATAATGACCAATTAATTTTATCTTTATTTTTTTCAAGTAATTGAATTGCATTTGGATTACTTGATAATAATGACCAATTAATTTTATCTTTATTTTCTTCAATTAAATAAAGAGCATTTGGATTACTTGATAATAATGACCAATTAATTTTATCTTTATTTTTTTCAAGTAATTGAATTGCATTTGGATTTAATGATAATAAATTATAATCTAAATTATCTTCAGTAATCCAATCTCTTAATTTCCAAACAGGTTTATTTAAACTCATTAATTTTAATTATAATAACAAAAATTTATATATATATATATTAAAGATAAATAAAAGAAATAGACCATATTTAACACAATCTTATATTGAGAGAGCACCTGATTATAATCAAAGAAGTAGTAGTAGTAGTAGTAGTAGTACAAGACAACCAAGACAAAAAAAGATAAATTCTGATTTTATAAAAAAAAGAGAAACTGATGCAAGTATAAAACCTCTATATATTGATAC